AGCGAGTCAGCCACTGTAGGAAACGGGAACGGTTCTCAAGAGGTGATGTGCCATGCCGGTGACTGGCCGGAAGCCGAAGCCTCAGGGTCACGCCCGGAACCGCAACAAGCCGACGTACGACTGGATCGAGGTCCCGAACGTCCCGTTCGAGGCCGGCCCGAAGCTTCCCCGCCGCAAGGGCGGTTGGCCGGCGTTCACGAAGCGGTGGTGGGAGACCGTGTCGGCGATGCCGCACTGTGCGCTGTGGGCTCCGGCGGACTGGCAGTTCGCTCTGGACACTGCGCTGATCGCTGCCGAGTTCCATGAGGGCGGCGTACGGGCGGCGACGGAGCTGCGGCAGCGGGAGAAGGTGCTGGGCACCACGATGGACGCCCGCCGTGACCTGCGTATCCGCTACGTCGAGGCACCGGGGGAGGTGGACGACGGCTCGGGGGTGACCCGCCTTGACGACTACCGCGATCTCTGACGCCGATCTTGAGCTGCCGCCTGGGTACCGGCTGGACCCGTGGTTCGGTACCGCAGCGTGGGTGACGTTGCCGTGGCCGGACGACCCGGCGGAGAAGCGGCGCCTGTTGGAGAACTCGCTGGGCCCGCAAGTGATCGACTGGGCGGAGTGGCGGACCGACGAGCCGGGCCTCACCCACTACCTGACCGGCGCTCAGTGGCGCTTCACCCCTGGTCAGAAGCGGTTCCTGATCCTCTGGTACGCCTTCGATCCGATGACGGGGCGGTGGCTGTTCCGGTCAGGTGTGCGGCGAGGAGCGAAGGGGACGGGCAAGGACCCGTTCGGTGCAGCGCTGTGCGACATCGAGCTGGTCGGCCCGGCGCATCTGGTGCACAGGGGCGGGCGTTGGGTCGGCGAGCGGCACCGGATGCCGCTGGTCCAGGTGGCCAGCAACTCCGAAGCCCAGTCGAAAGACGTCCTGCGCATCGCGAACGCCCTGCTGGGGGCCGAGGCACGGGACTACTACGGGATCGACTGCGGGGAGACCCGCACGATCTTGAAGGACACCGGCGGCCGGTCGGAGATTCTGACGGCTTCGGAGAAGACGGTCGAGGGTGACCCGGCGACGTTCATCCTGCTGAACGAGTCGCACCACATGACCGAGTCGTCGGGCGGTCACAAGGTCGCCGCGGTGGCCCGCCGCAACGTGGGCAAGTCGCCGGCCGAGCTCCAAGCCCGCCTGTGCGAGATGACGAACGCTCACCGCCAGGGCGACGACTCGACCGGCGAGCAGTCCTACGAGGCGTGGCAGTTGCAGGTCGCCGGCAAAGCGAAGCGGCACGACATCCTCTACGACAGCATCGAAGCCCCGCCGGACACCGACCTGTACGACGAGGAGTCCCTGCGGGTCGGCCTCGAGGCGGCGTACGCGGATGCCGATTGGGCCGATCTGGAGCGCCTGGCCGACGAGGTGCTCGAGCCTCGCACCAGCGTCGCCGACAGCATCCGCTACTACCTCAACGGGCTCGCGACGGCCGAGGACGCGTGGGTTGACCCGAGACGGTTCGATGATTGCGCCCGGGCCGCCATGGTGGTGGCGGACCGTGAGCAGATCGCGATGTTCCTGGACTGCTCGAAGTCGTCGGACTCGACGGGCCTGGTGGCGTCAAGGATCAGCGACGGCCACGTGTTCGTGCTTGGTTTCTGGCAGAAGCCGCATGGGGAGCGGGGCAAGGGCTGGTTGGCGCCGAGGCACGAGGTGGACGCGACCGGCCGGGCGGCGTTCGACCGGTACCAGGTGGTGTGGTGCGGGATCGATCCGTCGCCGGCACGGGATGACGAGGACGAGCACCTGTACTGGCGGGGCATCTGCGACGGCTGGCATCGCGATTTCGGTAAGAAGCTCCCCATCTGGGCGACGCCGGGTGCGAAGGGGCATTCGGTGCTGTTCGACATGCGAATCAAGACCTTGGGGTCGACGGAACGGAACCGTCTGTTCACCGAGGCGGCGATGCAGTGCGCCCAGGAGATCGACGAGGACGGCACCCTCACCCACGACGGGAACCCGGCGCTGCGGATGCATGTGCACAACGCCCGGCGGCGCCCGAACCCGTGGGGGACGTCGTTGGGGAAGATCAGTCGGGGTTCCGGGAAGCTCGTGGACTTGGCGGTGTGCATGGTCGGGGCCCGGATGGGCCGCCGTCTGGCGCTGAACTCCGGGAAGTTGCCGCGCAAGAAGACCGGCCGGGCCGTGTTCTGAACGGGAGGAGGTGACGATGCCGCTGTCGCGCAAGGCAACCGAGGCTTTGGCCCGGGAACTGATGGAGATCCGCCAAGGCGAGAAGCCGCGACTCGACCTCATCCACGACTACCTGATCGATGACCCGGACAAGAAACGCCCGCTGGGCGGTCTCCCTTCGGGGACGCCGGATGAGGTCACCCGCCTGGCCCGGATCTCCCGGGTCAATGTGTTGAAGTACCTCGTCAACGCGCGGGTGCAGGCCATGTACGTGGACGGGTTCCAGACCCCGACGAGCGGGGACAACCTGGCCCAGTGGGATGTGTGGCAGCGGAACCGGTTCGATGCCCGTCAGATCGGTGTGCATCGGGCTGCGATGTCCTACGGCGCTGGCTACGTGGTCGTGCTGCCCGGTGATCCGGTGCCGGTGCTGCGTGGTGCGAGTCCCCGCCAGTTGACTGCCGCGTACGGCGCGGATGACGAGTGGCCGACCGCGGTGCTGTGGCAGCGCCGGGACGGCCGCTGGTGGCTACTCGACCGGGAAGCCATCTACGTCCTCGCCGGCGCCGAAGGCGACACCCTGACCCTGACCGGCGATGGGGAGCCGCACGGGGCGACCTACAACGGCGATCCGGTCTGCCCGGCGGTCCGTTACCGCGACACCGATGACCTCGATGACCCGGTGCGCGGGATCGTGCAGCCACACATCCCGCTCCAGGACCAGATCAACGTCACCTCGTTCGGACTGCAGGTCGCCCAGCACTACGGAGCGTTCCGGAAGCGGGCGATCATCGGATGGCTGGCCAAAGACGAAGAGGAGAAGCTCAAGGCTGGGGCGTCGAGCCTGTGGACGTTCGAGGACTCGCCCGGCGAGATCCAGATCTGGGAGAGCCAGCAGACCGACCTGCGGGGCTACATCGAGTCCCGGGAGGCCTCGGTCCGCCACATGGCGGTGGTGTCGCAGACAGCGGTGCATGAGCTGTCCGGTCAATTCGTCAACCTCTCCGCTGAGGCTCTGGAGGCTGCGAAGGCGAGCCACTACGCCGCCATCGAGGAGAACCGCACTGTGTGCGGCGAGTCCCACGAGCAGACCCTCAACCTGTCCGGCGAGTACATGGGCATCAAGCCGGACCCGGCTGCGTCGGTGATGTGGCGGGACACGCGAGTCCGGTCCCTGAACGACGCGGCGCAGGCGTTGGGCACGCTGGTGGAGAAGCTCGGGGTGCCGCCCCGCGCTTTGTGGCAGCGCATCCCCGGTGTCCCGCAGCATGAGACCGACCAGTGGGAGGCGCTCGCCGACGAGGCCGACCCGTTCATGGATCTGACCGCGGCACTCGACCGTGCCACAACCCCGGCCGCGGGCGGCAGCGGCACGCCGGGTGATGCCGCCGACCTGAAGCAGCGCTTCGATGCTCTCGGTGTGGCGATCCGTTCCGGCGTCGACCCCGACGACGCTGCCCGCCGTCTGGGGCTCGAAGGCGTGAAGTTCACCGGGGCGATCCCGGTGTCGCTGCGACCCGCTGCGGCTGACGCCCGGGAGCTGGAGCAGGCGTAGTGGCCCGCACTGAGGAGGGTGCGGAACTCACACAGGAGCACCGGCTGCTGCAGGTGGCGATCGGCGCCGCGACGGTCAGCGACCTGCTCGGCCTGTGGGACACGGTCGATCCGCTCAACCTGGCCGGCACCATCGGTGCGTTCGCCACCACCGCCGCGGTGGTCGTGCGGGCCCGGAACCGGGACTCGGCCACAGCAGCCACCCGCTACTTCGGGGACTTCCGTCAGGCCGAGGGTGTACGCGGTGCGGCGACGATCGTGGCCGGTGAACCACCGGTAGCGGCTGTGGTGTCGGGGCTGGTGCGAGGCGCCGGCCTCTCCGGCATCATCCGGGCCCGGCAGCGAGGGTTCTCACCGCAGGCGGCAGCCCGGAACGGGTTCACCCGGGTGGCGGGGTCAGCGATGAACCTCACCCTCGACGGCGGCCGACAGGTCGTGATCGAAGCCACCCTGTCCGATCGGGCATCGACGGGGAAGTACCAGCGGGTCGCATCTTCCGGCGCCTGCGCCTGGTGCGCCATGCAGGCCAGCCGGGGCCCGGTGTTCGACGAGCGGGCGTTCAAGAAGCACGTGGGCTGCAACTGCGACGCCGAGCCGGTCTACGAGGGCTCCCGTCTGCCCGCTACGTCGCAGCAGTTCCGCGACGAATGGGCACGAGCCCAGCGCGAGGTGCTGCCCGGAGTCGAGGGCACCAAGAACGACGCTCTCAACGCCTTCCGAAGGCTGCGAGAGGACCGAGTAACCCCTGCCGCGACGGCAGGCCTGAGAGAAGGAAGCCGCGATGGCTGACGAGAAGGACAAGCCCGCGAAGGGCGACGACGACACCAAGGAGAAGGGTGACGACAAGCCGCTGGGAGACGGCGGTGAACGTGCCCTGAAGGCCGAGCGCGACGCCCGGCGCAAGGCGGAGACCGACCTGCGGACAGCCCGCGAGGAGCTGGCCAAGGTCCAGGCCGCCGAGGACGCCTCGAAGTCCGACATCGAGAAGCTGCTGGCCAAGGTCGACGGCTTGGAGAGCCGGGCAGTCGAGGCCGAGCGCAAGGCGCTCATCGCCGACATTGCCGCCGAGAAGGATCTCACCCCGGCGCAGGCCCGTCGGCTGCAGGGCACCACTCGCGACGAGCTGGTGGCCGACGCCGAGGAGCTGGTCGAGACGTTCGGCGTGAAGACCAAGCCCAAGCCGAAGCCTGACGGTGACGAGCCCGCGACGGGTGACGCCGACGAGTCCGGCGACAAGCCCAACGGCACCGACGGCGCCAAGCCGCCGTCGGTCGGCCGACCCAAGGAGAAGCTCCGCGGCGGAGCGTCCCCCCCAGACACAGAGACCCCGGTCGACCCCGCCAAGTTGGCGAAGTCGATCCTCGACTCGCCGTTCTGACCCCGCACTGCCATTCGGGCTGCTGCGGTTGAACCAAAGGAGAAACAACCATGGCGGTCCTTACCGCACAGGGGATCAGCAGCGTCGCCATCGAGCTGCTGACCCGCACCCTGGTCCTGCCGATGACGATCACCCGCATCCCCGGCGAAGAGTTCGCCGGCAGCAACGGTGACACGATCACCGTCCGGGTCCCCCAGCCGGGCACTGCCCGCGAGCAGACCACCCCCGGTGCCACGATCACCTTCGATGACGTCAACGAGATCCCCGTCGACGTCACGCTGGCGCACCTCTACAACGGCAAGCTGATCACCGACGAAGAGGCCAGCATGCAGCTGGAGGACTTCGCCCGCCAGATCACCCGCGTGCAGGTCGCCGCGGTGGCCACCGCTGCCGAGGAGCAGATCTCCGACGTGATGAACGCCCTCGCGGCCGACATCACCGACGTCGACCAGACCAGCGTCGCCGCCGACATCCTGACGGCCCGCACGATGCTCGGCAACGCCAACGCCCCGGCGTCGGACCGGTTCCTCGCCGGGTCCCCGGACTTCATCGAGCTGCTGCTCGGCCTGGAGAACCTGAGCTTCGCTGACGCCGCCGCGTCGGACAGCGCGCTGCGCGAGGCGATCGTGGGCCGCTACCGCGGGTTCACGGTCGTGGAGTCCAACGGCCTCGAGGCCGGCTCGGCGATCGCCTACCACCGGTCGGGGTTCGTGTGGGGCAACCGTGTCCCCGTCGCTCCCCGTGGCGCCACCGACTCGGCGTCGACCACCGCCGGCGGCGTCGGGATGCGCAGCATCCTGGACTACATCCCCGAGCGCCTCAGCGAGGCCAGCGTCCTGTCGACCTTCGCCGGCGCCGCCGCGGTGTACGAGGACGACTCCGGCCTCGACAACCAGCGGTTCGTGAAGCTCGCCCTCGAGACGAGCTGACACTCTGGTGAGGACGGTGGTCCTGGTCCCGCGCCGCTCCGACGGCGGGCAACGGGACCGCGTGTGGAACTGGCTGCGCCCCTCGTGGGAACCCTTCGGCGATGTCGTCGAGGGTCACCACGAGGGCGGCCCGTTCAACCGGTCGGCCGCCCTCAACCAGGCCGCTGCAGCGGCCGGTGACTGGGATGTGGCGGTGGTGATCGACGGGGACGTGGTCTGTGACCGCGGGCTGGTCGATGTCGCTGTCGCTCACGCCACTGCGACGGGTGGCCCGGCGATCGCCTACACGGTGCGGGTCCACCTCGGTGAGGAGATGACCGACCGGGTCCTCGACGGCTACCGGGGCGACTGGTCTCGGGGCCAGGAGTCGGTGAAGCGTGACGCCTGCTCGTCGGCCAACGTCGTCCGGCGGGATGTGTGGGACCTGGCCGGAGGGTTCGATGAGCGGTTCGTCGGGTGGGGGTGGGAGGACGTGGCGTTCAAGCACGCGACCGAGACCCTCTCCGGGCAACGCACCCGCCGCATCCCCGGCACGTTGTGGCATCTGTGGCATCCGGTGGCCCGCGACTCTCATCGCGGTTCCCGGACGCTGCGGGCCAACCAGCTGCGTCACCGGATGTACCGGGCGGCGAACGGCAGCCCGGACGCCATGCGCCAGCTCGTCGCCCGATGATCCCGAGACGGCTGGTGCGCACCGTGCCGGCTGCCACCACCCCTGAGGTCGAACGCTGGTGGGTGCGGTTCCGGGCCCTGCACCCCGACTGGGAACTGGTCACCCACCGCGACCCGATCGACCCTGGCCTGTTCCCGTTCACCTCCCCGTACTGGTCGCGGTGCAGTTCAGGTGCGCAACGTGCCGGGCTGATCCGACTCGAAGACATCTCGCTGCGCGGCGGCGTCTACGTCGATTCCGACATGGAGCCGTTCCGGGCGTTCGACCCGCTGCTGACGGTGCCGATGTTCGCTGCGTGGGAGGACGAGCACACCATCCCCGACGCCTGCTTCGGCGCCCACCCCGGCCATCCGGCGGTCGAAGCCATGATGCAGCGGGCCGTGCGTGAGATCCGACGCGGCCCGTGGGAGTCCGGGCCCGGCGTGTTCACCGGCATCCTCCCGGGCCGCGACGACGTGCTCGTGCTCCCACCGGGGGCGTTCTACCCCGACCACTACCTGCGTCTCGACGGGCTCTACGACCAGCCGGGCCCGTGGGTGTTCGTCCGCCACCACTACCGGGGGTCGTGGCTCAACGACACCCAACGCCAAGCCCTGAACCGGCAGCGGTCCGACCACCGGTGACCTCCGTCTCGTTTGCTGTGATGGCGCATCCGGCCCGAGCGCAGATGGTCGACGACCTACAGGCCCGCCTCGACCTACCGGCAGCTCTGGTCTGGGACGAGAAGGGCATCGAGTGGGACACCGGTCGTCGTGCCTGGCTTGCCCACGACCCCGCCTGCACACACCACCTCGTTCTCCAAGACGACGCCGTCATCCCCGCCGACCTCATCGCCGGGGTCGAGAAGGCGCTCACCCACGTCTCCGACCAAGCCGCCGTCTCCCTGTACTTCGGGCGCTGGACCCCGATGCGCAACAACACCACCCTCCTCGCCGCCGACGCCGACCGTGAGTCGGCCTCCTGGCTCGCTGTCCGTGGTCTGCATTGGGGTGTCGGCGTCGTCCTGCCGGTCCCGGTGATCCCGGCGATGGTGGCGTGGGGCGACCGCAACGGCGGCCTCAAGTACGACAGACGCATCAGCGCCTGGCTCGCCGCCCGCCACATGACGACCTGGTACAGCTGGCCGTCGCTCGTCGACCACCGCGACGCCCCGTCGCTGCTCCCCGGTCACGGCAAGACCCTCGGCCGTGTAGCGCACCGGTTCCTCGGCGCCGACCGGTCGGCCCTCGACTTCGACGGGTCCGGCCGCGTGCTGCACGTCGACTCCCTACGCGGCTACGGGACCCCACGTCAGCCGTCACCTCGAAGGAGAGACCCCATGCCCCCTGGCCCTGTAGTCACCGTGAGCGGAGAGGTGCTGGTCGCCCGAGACAACGGCTCCGTCACTGTCGACGGACGCCGGGTGCGGATCATCCGTGGCCGCACGCTCGCCCACGCCGACAGCTGGATCGCCAAGAGCCGCCCGCAGCTGTGGCGCCCCGTACGCCTCGACTTCACCGCCGCCGACGCCGCTCCGCCTGCCCCCGCGGAGCCCGACCCGGAGCCACCTGCCCCGGTCGTGGAAGCCGACCTCGAGCCGTCCGCCCCGAAGCCGCCGGCGAAGGACGTGCGGGCGTGGGCGAAGGACGCCGGCGTCGACGTCCCGGCGAGCGGCCCGATCCCTGCAGCGGTGGTCGAGCAGTACCAGGCCGCTCACCAGGTGACCGAGTGGTGACCCGATGGCTGGCCTGATCACGGTCGCTGACCTGGCCGCGCGGCCAGGGTTCGAGAACCTCGACTCCGTTCAGGCGCAGTCCCTGATCGACGACGCCTCCGCGCTCGCCCGCCTCGCCGCTGATCCGCTGCTCGATGCCGTCGAGTCGCCGGACACACATCCGGCGATCGTCGCCGTCGTGGTCGCCATGATCCGCCGCGGGTTCTCCAACCCGATGGGCCACCAGTCCGAGAACCTCGGCGACTACGCCTACACCGCTGGGACGACGGGTGGCGTCGCCTCCCTCTACCTGACGGCCCGGGAGCGGAAGATCGTCCGCCGTGCCGCCGGTGCGCCCTCCGTCGGGAGTCTCGACCTGACCGTCGATCTGCCCGAGCAGCCCTCCGACGCCTACTACGGCACCTCGAGCGAAGACCTCACCGGCTCATGACGATCGGGCACTTGTGCGTCACCGCGCTGACGGTGCACCGTCCGTCGACCGTCGCTGACGGCATCGGTGGCACGACCGTCACCTACAGCCAGGTCGGTCAGATCCGGGCGCAGGTGAACCAGCCGACGCCGGAGGAACGGATGCTGGCGCAGCAGGCCGAGGCGAACCTCACTCACATCCTCCACACCGTCGCCGGGGCTGACGTCCGGAAGGGCGACGAGCTCGGCGGCGACCTCCCGACCGATGTCCCCGCCGGCCGCCGGCTGCGTGTCATCTCGGCGGTCTCCAACAGCCGCACCACCTATCTACGCATCGAAGCCGAGACGACCCAAGCGGAGGGCGCTTGATGGGTGTGAAGGTCAGCTTCGACGGCGATCTTCGTGGCGCCATGGCAGCCACCGTGGCGGCGGCCCGACGTGGCGCCACGAAGGCTGTGGCCGACGAGACGAAAGCGGTCGCGAAGGACATGCGCCACCGTGCCCCGGTCGGCGACTCCAGTAGGGGGAAGCGGGGGAAGCCGCCGCTCGGCGACTCGATCGAAGCCACACACAGCGGGCTCAACGGGACCGCGAAGGCGAAGGCCCGTCACGCCGGGATTGTGGAGCACGGCACCAAGTCCCATCCGGCGCAACCGTTCGCCGGCCCCGCGGCCGAGACGGCCCGCCGCCGGTTCCCGAAACGGCTCGCCGACGACGTCCGGGAGGCCATCGAGTGAGCCTGTCACCGGCGGTGCCGCTGCAGGCCGGCATCTACACCCGGCTCACCAGCGACTCCACGCTGATGGCCCTCATCGTCGGTGTGTTCGACGGTGTCCCGGAGGACGCCGACGGCGACTACGTCACGATCGACGAGTCGGCGGAGACCCCGGACAACACGCATGGTGGGTTCGGGTCCGTCACCTTGTGGACGCTGCGGGTGTGGACGAAGGCCCGCGGGCACCTCACCGGCCTCCAGATCGAAGCCCGTATCCGGGAGCTGCTCGACCACCAGCACGTCGCCCTCGACGCCTTGGTCACGGGGCACACCGTCGTCATGGCGAAGTTCGAGTCGCGGCTGTCCCTCATCGACCCGGAACCGCCGGGTGACACCCGACATACCGCGGTCACGTACCGCTTCAGCACCGAACAGGACTAACCAGGAGGTACAGAAATGGCCGGATATTCGGCTTTCGGAGCCCAGTTCCAGAGAGGCGACGGTGGTACGCCCACCGAGGTCTTCACCACGATCGGGGAAGCCACCAACATCACCGGTCCCGGCCTCGACCGGGACGTCATCGACGTGTCGTCGCACGACTCCGTGGACCGGTTCCGCGAGTACGTCGGCGGGCTCATCGACCCCGGCGAGGTGACGTTCGAGGTCAACTGGGACCCGGCGATCCACGTCGGGCTGGTCGACGACTTCCAGGACCCGGCGCCCCGCAACTACATGATCGTGCTCCCGGACCCGCCCGGCGGCGACTGGGCGTTCTCGGCGTTCATCACCGGGATGGGCCACGAGTACCCCCACGACGACAAGATGAGCGCCGACTTCACGTTCAAGATCAGCGGCGCTCCGGTGTTCACGGAGGGCTCGTGACCGACCTCAGGGGACTGATCCTCGCCGCCGACGACCTCCCGTTCGAGGACCTCGACGTCCCCGAGTGGGGTGTCAAGGTCCGGGTGCGCGGGTTGACCGGCACTGACCGGGACGCCTACGAGGCCAAGTCTGTCGCCCTCAGGAGGGGCGGCCAGGACATCGAGTTGCGTCTCGCGAACTTCCGGTCCCGGCTGGTCGTCAAGTGCCTCTACGACCCGGAGACCGGTGAACGGATCTTCGGTGACAACGAGACGGCGCAGCTCGGAGCGAAGGCCGCACGGGTGATCGAGCGGCTGTTCGACATCGCCAACCGGCTGTCAGCCCTCGTCGACGACGAATCGGACACGGACGACGAGGCCGAGGATGGTTGAGCCGGTGACGGCGGCCGAGAACAACCGGCGCAAGGACGAGGCCCGAGCACTGGGGGTCTAGTGCCCCGCCACACAACCGTCGATGTGCCCGAATGGTCGACCCAGGTGCGTGTCCGAGGCCTGTCGGGCCTCGACTGCGACGAACTCCGAAGCGTTGGCGCCGATCCAAGCACTGCGTGGATCGTGGTTCGTTGCGTCGTCGACGACCACGGCGAGCGGGTCTTCTCGGATGACGATCAGGACCAGGTAGGCGAGAAGTCGACGGTTGCACTGAGGCGGGTGAGCGACGCCATCCTCGACCTGAGTGGCCTCACTGAGGCGTCGAGGAAGCGGATCACCGAAGGGCTTGACCCGCAGCGAAAGTTCCTGTTTCGGCTAGCTGGCCATCTCCACATGACCGTCGAGGAGCTGCTGGCGCGCACCAGCTCCCGGGAGCTGACCGAGTGGGCGGTGTACGAGGAAGAGGTCGGCCCGCTCGACGCCGGCTACCGGGCCGATGTCCTCGCCGGGATCGTGTCGGCGACGATCGCCAACGCGATGAAGGGCAAGAAGGGCAAGCGGCTCAAGCCCTCGGACTTCATGCCCGAGTGGGGCCGCCCCCGGACCCATAGCCCCAACCAGATGGCGACGATGCTCAAGTCGTTGACCCGCCGTTTCGGCGGGTCGATCCACAAGCGCGAGGAGGTCAGCCGTGGGGACGACGATCGCTGACCTCATGGTCAAGGTGGGAGCGGACCTCGACGCACTGGACTCCGGCATGGACGCCGGCGTGAAGACGGTCGAGAAGTCGCTCGACAAGATCGAGGGTGACGCCGACAAGGCGAGCGCGTCCATCGACAAGGCCGGGGCGAAGGCGGCCAAGTCGTTCGACGGGCTCGACGGCGCAGCGTCGAAGGCCGGCACTGCGCTGAAGGGCATCGGCACCGACGCCGACAAGGCCGCCTCCCAGGTCGAGGGCGCCGGGAAGCAGACGGGCGACGGGTTCGTCCGTGGCGTGACGTCCGGGCTGTCCGGCCTCGACTCCAAGGTGTCGTCGGCGGCCGGGAGCGCGTTCGACAAGCTGAAGGGCCCAGCCCTGGCGGGCGGGGCGGCGGCTGGGGCCACGTTCATGATGGGCCTCAACGAGGTGTTCGAACGTGAGGCCGGCACCGACGCCGTCGCGGCCCGGCTGGGTCTCAGCCCCGACGCCTCGGCCCGGGTCGGTCGGGTCTCCGGCAAGCTGTTCGCCGGCGCCTACGGCGAATCCATGGAGGAGGTCGGCTCCGCGGTCGACGCCGTCATGTCGACCCTGCCAGGGATGCTCGGTGCCGGCGACTCCGCGATCGAGGCGACGACCGCGAAGGCCCTCGACCTCGCGACCGGCTTCGGGTTCGACGTCGTCCAAGGCGTCGGATTGGCGGGCGTGTCGATCCGTCACGGGCTCGCCAAGGATGCCGACCAGGCCTTCGATCTGATCATCGCGTCGATGCAGAAGATGCCCGCCGGCATGCGCGAGGAGCTGTTCCCCGCCATCGAGGAGTACGGCGGGTTCCTGCACAACATGGGCTTCACCGGCGAAGAGGCCTTCGGGCTCCTGGCTGCGGCGTCGCACGACGGCATGTTCGCCATCGACAAGACCGGTGACGCCATCAAGGAGCTGAGCATCAGGGCGACGGACATGTCGACCCTGTCGGTCGACTCGTTCAAGGCTGCCGGGCTCAACGCCGAGGAGATGGCCGCCAAGTTCCTCACCGGCGGCGACCAGGCACGGGGCGCGTTGTCCGAGCTCGTCGACGGCCTGCTCGGCATCGAGGACCCGACCAAGCGGGCGAACGCCGCGATCGGTCTGTTCGGTACCCCGCTCGAGGATCTGTCGGTGACGGAGATCCCGGCGTTCCTGCAGTCGCTGGTCTCCATGGACACCGGGCTCGGCGACGTCTCCGGTACGGCCGAGGATTTCGGCGCGACCCTGAACACCAACGCGGCGGCGAACATCGAGTCGTTCAAGCGCAAGGCGCTCGGTGGGCTGGTCGAGTTCATCGGCGGCTCGGTGATCCCGGCCGCGGTGCAGCTCGCCGCGACCTACGGCGACGACCTGGGGCGCGGGTTCAAGACGGCGTCGGGCCACGTCAAGAGCGTCGTCGGTGTCCTCAAGGGCAACGAGACGGCGCTCAAGGCGTTGAAGGTCACCGCGGTCGCAGTGCTGGGTGCCATCGTGCTGCACTACGCCGCCATGGCTGTCGGCGCCACCGTCACCGCGGTCGTGCACGGGGCGAAGGTCGCCTACATGGTCGGACGCTGGGTGTTCCTCGGCGCGAAGGCAGCCGTGGAGGCGGCTCGGGTGGTGGCGAGCTGGGCGCTCACCGGCGCGAAGGCGGTCTGGGCCGGGGCGCAGCACACGATCGCCGCCGCGAAGGTCGTTGCGGGCTGGGTGGTGTCGGGAGCTGCGGCGCTGGTTGGCGGAGCGAAGCACGTCGCCGGCTGGGTGATGGCGGCCGCGGGCGCGGTGGCTACCGGCATCTCCTACGCGGTCACGTTCGCCATCGTGGTCGCGGGCTGGATCGCCTCCGGGGTCGCTGCGATGGCCGGCGCCGCCGTGATCGCCGCTGCGTGGCTGATCTCGATCTGGCCGATCGCCCTGGTGATCGCCGGGATTGCGCTGGTGGCGGCGATGGTCGTCATCCACTTCGACACGATCAAGCGGTGGATCAGCAACGTCTTCAACTGGGTGAAGGACAACTGGCCGCTCCTCCTCGCGATCCTGACGGGACCGTTCGGGCTGGCGGTGCTGGCGATCGTGAAGAACTGGGACACGATCAAGGCCGGGGCCACCGCCGTGAAGGACTGGATCTTCGGCCGCTTCGAGGATCTGGTCGGGTTCATCACCGGGTTGCCGGGCCGCATCGGCTCGGCGGCGTCGGGACTGTGGGACGGGATCATGGGCAACCTGTCCCGGATCGTCGACGCGGTGTGGGAGCAGATCCGTCGGCTGATCCGCGCCTACAACTCCATCCCCGCCGTACCGAACGTCGCCGTCCCCGGCGGCTCCTCCGGGGGTGCGAAGGGCATCGGCAAGGCCCACAGCGGCGAGATGATCCCCGGCGGCAGTGGCACCGAGGTCCTCCGCATCCTCCAGGGCGGCGAGGAAGTCCTTTCCCGCAACAGCCCCCGCAACATGCGGAACATGGCCGACATCCCCAACCCCACCGGCGTGCGCTCGGCCGGCGAGGGCGGTGGCGGCACCACCGTGATCATGAACAACGCCGGCAGCCTCTACTCGGAGCGTGACCTGATCCGGCTCATGCAGGACGCCATCGACCGCGGCGAGATCAGGGGGTCGGCGTGAGCCTGATCGTGGTGGACGCGGGCGAGGAGGCGTTCCTCGACCTGATCCTCGCCGCCAACTACACGCTGCGCCTGTTCCGCAACGACGCCACGACAGGGCTCACACCCCCCCAGGTGGATGCTCTGACCGCGGCGGCGTTCACCGAAGCGAACTTCGCCGGGTACACGTCGAAGGCGCTCACAGGCGGGTCGTGGGTGACGACGCAGGCCAACCCGTCGACCGGCGTGTATGCGCAGCAGACGTTCACCCGGTCCAGCACAGGGACAGCGCAGCTGGTCTACGGCTACTACGTGACGCTCACCAGCGGGGGGGCGTTGCGCTGGTTCGAGCAGTTCCCTGCCCCGGTCAGCGTCGAGTTCAACGGCGACGCGATCCGTGTCACACCCCGGATCACCCTCGACGATGAGGAGGGCAACGGCTTGGAAGTCGGCGACATCATCCCCACGGCCCGCGCCACGGCTGCGCCCGGGCGACTGCTGTGCCAGGGTCAGGCGGTCTCGCGCTCCACGTTCGCGGCGCTGTTCGCGGCGATCGGCACCGCGTACGGGGTCGGTAACGGGTCGACGACGTTCAACGTCCCCAACCTGCAGCAGCGCTTCCCGTTGGGCAAGGCGACCTCGGGCACCGGCGCGACGTTGGGCGGTACCGGTGGCAACGTCGACCACGTCCACCCGCTCGACTCGGCCACGTCGCACGCCAGGGTCAACGACGGCGCCGGGTCGTCGAACAACCACTGGATCCAGCGCAAGACCGTCACCTCCTGGAACTCGACACACGAAGGCGACATCGCCGGAGTCGGTGGCGCGGTCGTCGCCAACACCCTGGGCACCGCGCTCGGCGGCAGCTCCGACACCGGCAACCCACCCTTCCAAGTCGTCAACTTCGAAATTGTGGCTTCGTGACCGTCGTCGACGCGCACATCGCCGGCGGCGTCCAGGTCGGCGGCGAAGCGACGCTGTCGGTCGTCCAGGGCTCGGACCCGCAGCTGTCCGAGATCGTCTTGGAGGTGGACCTCGACAACGACGGCGACTTCGATGAGCCGGAGGAGAACTTCACTCGGTTCCTGCTCTCCGGCGAGTCGCTGTCGGGCCGCGACCGGCCGTCGCCGGTGTCCGGGGTCGCGGTGCCTGGCATGCTCCGTGCGCAGCTCCGCAACGACGGCGACCAGTTCTCCCGCTACAACACGGCCTCGCCGTTCAACACGGCGCCGTTCTCGTTGCAGCCGGGCCGCAAGATCCGGGTACGGACCGTCGAATCGGTGCCCAATGACCCGGTGCTGTTGGCCCGCGACCGGTTCGACCGGCCAGACGGCCCGCTCGGCACCACCGAAACCGGCCAGGCGTGGACCAACCGCCAGGGCAGCTTCTCGGTTGTGGGCAACGTCGCTCAGGCCGGCCAGCTCTTCGAGGCTGACATCGTGTCGACGATCGACGTCGGAGTCGACGACTACTACGCGCAGTGCACGATCCGGCAGGTACAGGCCTCCGACCGCATCCACACCGCCGGACTGGTGGTGTCCTGGACCGATCCGAACAACTACGTGTTCGTGCACTTCCAGTCCGTCGACAGGGAGGTGCGGATCTGGCAGGTCGTCGGCGGGGTGCTCACGGTGATGGCCACCGACTATCCGCTGGAGGCGTGGGAGGGCATGACCATCGGCGCCGATGTCCTGGGCGGCACGATCACCGCGTACGTGGGAGGTGTCGCGGTCACGTCCGGCGTGACATCGGCGCCGTCGTCCAGCCTCGTCGGTCTATTCGGCTACCACAACGAGTTCTCCGGCCGACCGCCGGAGATTGGCGACTTCCACGTCTGGGACCACATCGCCGGAGAGGTCGAAGGCATCCTGTGGACCGGGAAGGTGATCGACGTCCGCTCCGACACACCGGTCGACGGGGCGAAGGTCGCGACGATCGTCGGTGAGGGCAGCCTGACCGACGCGGCCAAGGCCGGCATCGCGTCGCCACGACTCGCAGTCGCCGGGGCGCCGACCGGGCTCGTCGTCGGTGACATCCTCAGCCGGGCCGGGCTCCTCAACCCCCCGGCACGCATCGACGAAGGCACGATCACCACCGGCCCGGTCGGGGCCGAGGACGGCCAGGCCCTCGACCTGGCCCGCCTCGTCGAAGAGACCGAGCGCGGGTTCCTGTACGAGACCAACGAGGGCCCGATCGCGTACGCTGACGCCGCGGCCCGGGCCGCGACCACCCCGTCAGCCTGGTTCTCCGACATCGGCGGCCAGTTCGGCTACCACGACATCACCCCGCTCGACGAGCGGTCCAACGTCGTCAACCAGGTGACCGCCGGTGTCGCCGCCGACGCCCCCTCGGGGGTCACCGTCACAGAGGTTGTCGGGTCCGGGAACGTCGACATCACGCTCCCCACCGTCAGCAACGGCGACATACTCGTCATCTTCATCGCCTCCTCGGCGAACACCGCCGGGGAACGTTGGCTCAACCCCCTGTGGTGGACCGCACACCGCGACGGTGGCGTCGCGCTCGGCATGAGGGTCTACAGCCATTGGTGCAACGGCACCGAAGGCGGCACGACCGTCGAGTTCTACGACAACGCTGGGGTGGCTCCCGGGTTGTTCGCAGCCGCGATATTCCGCATCGAGGACTGGTACCAGTCGACCCGGGGGATCGCCATGGGCGACCCCGTGTCCGGGTTCGATCCCGGAGCGCTCGTGCACGGCTGGGGTCGGGTCCCAACGTTGTTCATCGTTGCCTCTACGGCGATCGCCAGCGTCGCCGGCATCTCGTTTTCGGACGACTTTGATCCACCTGATGGCTACGGGTTCATCAGCGGGATCGTCGCCGGTGGGACCGCCGCCTTCCAAGCCGGTGTCGCTCACGCCTACAAGGTCGACTGCACCGAGTCCGAAGACCCGACGATCTTCCATGGCTTCGACGGCGGGACCATCAACGAGTCCGTCGTCTTCGCGGTCCGGGGCTACAACGGCCCCCACACCAAAGCCACCCTCCAGAACCCCAACACCACCGGCGGCGACGGCCGGTTCGTGACCGTCGACGACATCGCCTCTCAAGACGACCACAACGCCATCCTCCCGCACCGCAGCCCCTCCAACCTCCACGCCACCGAAGCCGACGCCGAAGCGTACGGCGACGCCCTCCTCGCCGCCTCCGGCGACCAACGACCGCCCGTGTCGATCTCGTTCTACGCGTCGAAGTCCGCCGCCTACCGTGCCCAGGCGATCCGCCGCCGGGTCGGGCACATGATCCACCTCACCGCCAACGGCAGCACCGGGCTCGGCATCGACGACAACGAGTTCATCGAGTCCATCGGCCACAAGTGGTCAGAGGGTGGCTGCCTGTGGGAAACCACCTGGCAATTATCGCCGGCCTGACCACCACCTGACCTCGCAAGGAGACCCATGACCACCCTCGGTTTCTCGCAGTCGATCGCCGACAGCATCCTGAACGGCTTCGGCAACGCCGCCAACTGGACCGCCCCCACTGCGGTGTGGATCCAGCTCCACGACGGCGACCCCGGCTCGGCCGGCACGGCGAACATCGCCGACAACACGACCCGCACGCAGGCCTCGTTCGGCTCTCCAGCGACGAACGCCGCGACCCGCCGGATCCTCAACGACACCGACATCACGTGGGTCGACGTCGCCGCCGCCGAGGACTACACGCACTGGTCGGCGTGGACGCTCGTGACGGCCGGGACGTTCCTCGGCGACGGGTTGATGACCGCCAACGCGTTGCTGGTCGGCGACGACTTCGTGATCCCGGCCGGGGACATCGAGGTCAACCTCCTCCTGGCGACCTGAACCCATGGCCGCTCCGGTCGTCGAAGCGGTCCAGACCAGCTTCCGTGACACGCTGGCGACGTCCCATGTCGTGACGATGCCGTCAGGCACGGTCATCGGCAGCCGGGTCTTGATCGAGATGGCGACCGGCAAGAACAACCTCTCGCCGGGCACGACGTTCCCCGCCGGGTGGACCGAGCTCGCCGACAGCACCGCGACCGAAGGCACCGGCGTCACCGCGTCGTACGCCTACATCGACTTCGCCGCCACGCCACCGGCGTCGATCACGGTCACGACCGTCAACACCTGCCGGTTCAGTGCCGTCGCCCGACGCCTGTCCGGCCACGACCCGGCGACACCCCCAGCCGTCGCGTTCACCTCCAACTCGCCGGACCCACCCAACCTCAACTTCCCGTGGGGCAGCGAAGAGACACTGGTCGGCACCACCTACGCCTCCAACGAGGACCCCTTCCCGAGCCCAACCGACCCGCTGCCCAACAGCCAGCAGTCGATCTCTTCGACCGCCACCCGGCTCGACTCGTGTACCAACACCGTGACGGCGTCGAGCATCAACCCGGCCGCATGGCAGGCCGGCGGGGCGGAGGCGTCCGGCCGCACAGTGATCACGTGGGCGGTGCGCGGAGCGGTCGCCGGCGGGGAGACCGTCGAAGGCTCCGGCGTCCTGGAGGGTGGCGGCGCACTCGTCGCCTCGGGGCACCGGGTCGTCGACGGCGCTGGCTCACTGACGGGCGGCGGCACCCTCGCAGGAACCGGGCGACGGACCGTCTACGGGGCCGGTGCGCTCACCGGGGCGGGCGTGCTGTCGGCCATCGGTACCCGCCGAGTGCACGGCGCCGCAGCCCTGGCTGGCGGGGGCGTGCTCCTGGCGTCCGGCGAGGCGTCGCCCACGGTCACGGGTGCTGGTGTTCTCGCCGGCGGAGGCGTTCTCTCTGCAGTCGGTGAGCGCATCGTCCACGGGGTGGCTGCCCTCACGGGAGGCGGGACGCTCGCGGCCTCCGGCCATCGAGTGGTTGCCGGTATCGCAGCACTCGGTGGGGGAGGACAGCTCACTGCCGCCGGTGCCCGGCGAGTCAACGGGCAGGGCTCACTCGATGGCGGCGGCACGCTCGCCGCTGTGGGGTCTCGCACCGTGCACGGTGCTGGGCTCCTGGCCGGCGGCGGTCAGCTCACTGCAGCCGGCGTCGTTGCCGGCACCATCACAGGCTCCGCCGTACTTGAGGGTGGAGGTGTGCTCCTGGCGTCCGGAACCCGTCGGGTCTCCGGCTCCGGCGTACTCGTCGGTGGTGGCGTGCTCAGCGCCAGCGGCGGCGTCACCGGGACCATCGCCCCGACCCCGCCCGAGCGCACCATGACCGTCGAAGCCGAGACCCGCACGCTCACCGTCCCCTCCGAGACAAGGACGCTGGTGGTCACATGACAGACATCGCGCCCCCACCCACGTATCCACACGACCCCGACGCCGTCCTCGACTACAAGTGGAAATGGGCATCGTGGCTGCCAGCGGGCGACACGATCGCGTCCGTCGATGTCACCAAGGCCGAGGGCGACACCGTGGAGATCGATGACGTCGAGCACGACGGTACGGAGGTCGTCGCCTGGGTGTCAGGCGGGACCGCCGACACCTTCGTCCAGCTCACCGCCCGGATCACCACTACGCAGGGCCGCGTCGACGACCGCACCATGCAGCTCTACGTCCAGCACCGCTGAGGAGATGTACCATGGCTTGGCTCGACACCCACCCGCCCGCGAGCTCGCAGTTCCGTCGCCCGAGGCGGGAAGCCCCGAGCGGCGTGGTCTGTGTTCACACTGCGGAGAACACTCCGGACTTCGTGGCATTCGACGGCGGGGCGGAGGCGGTCGCCAACTTCGTCCGCACCCGTAGCGACCCGGGTTCGTACCACGACCTCGTCGACTCCGACAGCTGCATCAACCTCGTGGCCTACGACTGCGAGGCGTACCACGACGGCACCGGCAGCAACCGGCACAGCTACGGCGTGTCCGTCGCGACTCGAGCGGACGTGTGGCCGCTGGCTCCGAAGGCGTGGCGTGACGGCGCCGTCCACCAAGCGGCAGCAGCAGCGGCCCGGTACGCCCGCTGGCTGCGTGACCGGCGGGGGATTCTCATTCCGGCGCGGCGCATCAACCGGGTGGAGTCCGAGATGCGTATCCCCGGGTTCATCTCGCACGCCGAACGCGACCCCGCCCGCCGTACGGACCCCGGCCGCTCGTTCCCGTGGCCGCAGTTCCTCGCCCACTACGAGCACCTGACCGCCGACCTGCGCCCGCAGGCCCCCGTCCCCGAGCCCACCCCTGAACCCTTGGAGGAAGACCCGATGTGGTTCGCACGCCAGAAGGACACCGGAGCGGTGCTGCACCTGCTCCCCACCCACGACCCGGAACGGCCGCTCGTCACGATGAAGGTCGACGGCGAGAGCTGGGGCCCGCCTGAGGGCGCGCTGGTGTGGGGTGTCAGCAAGGCCAAGTTCGACTACCTCAACACCCTGCGCGTCGACGGCTGACGTGACCTACCCGAGGGTGAGGTAGCGCGTGTGGAGGCGCCTCGTCTCCGAGCAGTTCGAGCGGTCAGCGAAGTTCGTGGTGGCCCTCGGGTGGGGGACCTGCGAGCTGGCGTTCTGGGGGGCACGGCCGGCGGCGTTGGCGTTCATTGGCGCGGCGCTTGGCAGCACGGAGGCGGCGCGTCTGTATGGGAAGGTGCGCACCGGGCCTCCTCCTCCGCCGCTGGTCCCGGACCCGGGAGCCGAGGTGTGATGCGGCTGCTGTTCATCTACCGGGATCGGCTCGCCCTCATCGCCCTCGCCGTGGGTGCGGTCGTGGCCTGGTGGCTGGACGCAGCCCAGTGAAAGCCACCGACGACACGGTCGGTGACGGCCGGGCCGTGTCGGTCCGCCAGTCGCTCGCCGGGGTCCTCCTCGGCTTCGTCGTCCTCGGCGGCGCATCGGTGTGGGGGTTCATCCGCCAGGAGACGTTCAACGACCGGCAGGAACGCCAGGACGCCACCATCGAAGCCACCCGCCTCGCAGCCGCCGAGCGGTCATGCGACGACGCCGCCGAGACCCGCCGCATCCTCCGCGACATGGTCCTCGATGGCGGCGTCGCGTCAGGGACCGCGGGCGGGGAGGCTCTGATCCTCACCGTGACCGCCGCCTCCCCCGAAGACATCGCCGCCTACCGGGCGCATCTCACCGAGCAGCTGACCCCTGCCCTCGAGCAGATCGTGAACGAGCTACCCGACCGCCGCTGGGACCCGGGCGCCGGTGTCTGCGTCGACGTCGAGACCACGCCGTGATCATCACCTACCACGACCCCTCGGCGTGTGCGCGAGGTCCCAGACCGTCGCGCCCGAATCCAACAAGGAGGACAGAATGTGCTGCGTTCCCGTTAGCGATGGCTGCCCGACTCCATCGATCGAGGTGAAGATCCACTTCACGGGCAAAGCCCCGGAGGATCTGGCGGCTGAGATCCGCCGGGCCTTCAACCGTGCCGGCGGAGCCAGGAGTCTCCGGTGAGTGCCTACGCAAAGTCCATCACCGCAGTGATCGGCGCCGTCGTGATGGCGGTCGCCGCCGCGATGACCGACGACACCATCACGCACCCCGAGTGGGTGCAGGTCGCCACGGCCGGCGTCGCCGCGTTCGCCGTGTTCGTCACCGCCAACGTCGGCCTGCCGCTGTGGGACAAGGCCAAGGCCGTCACCGCGGGTGCGCTCGCCGGGCTCGGTCTGCTGGGCGGCTACCTCGCCAACGGGGAACACATGACCAACGCCCTGTGGCTGAACGTCGCCATCGCCGCCGCTGTGGCTGCCGGCGTCTGGGCCGTGCCAAACCGGCCCGAGGTCATCGACGTACGCTGAGGCCGGGTTACGAAGCTCTGCAACAACCAACTGCCCCCACTGGCTTTCGGCTGGTGGGGGCAGTGCCGCTTCCGGGCTACGCTGAGGGCCAGCAGCGTGGAGCAGTCCGGTCAGCTCGCAGGGCTCATAACCCTGAGGTCGTGGGTTCAAATCCCATCGCTGCCACGAGCTGCGGGGTACCCACGCCGCCCCCAAAGGCAGCTGTGCTCGGGTCGAACCGATGCGAGGGTGGCACTTCTCAACTCGGAGGTGGTCGCTGGCGCCCTTGGCTGCCGCCTCCCATTGCGGTGCGTCAAGCGTGAACCTGTCGGTTCGTAGCGGCACCACGTTGCAGCCCCCCTCGGCCTCCGGGTCGGGGGGCTGTTGCGCGTCCGGGTCAGTCGCGGTCGGCGGCTGCCAGCCATTCGTCGATGGCGTCATCCAGGTTCGCTCTGGCTTCGACTTCGGTGTCGCCTTGGCTGATGCAGCCGGGCAGGTCCACGCATTCGGCACCGAATCCGCCATCGAGTTCATCGGGCCAGACCTCGATGCGCCACTCCCGCTTGCCTCGGCGTCTCTCGGCTCGACGCCACGGCAGGTCCCACGGCTTGTGGCCCATCAGCCGTACCCGCGATCCCATCGTCTTGATGTTGGGCCACTGCCCCCGCTCATAACCGGGCCCGTAGTAGCGGCTGAGTGACCGGACCTCGATGGTCGGCACCCGCTCGTACTCGTCCCACAGCAGGTCCGGGTAGCGGTGGGACTCCTCCGGCATGTCGTCCGGGAACGTCTCATGGAATGCCTGACGCAACTCTCGATAGGCGTCCGACGAGATGACGGTGAACGGCCTGGCCTTGAACACGACATCGACGCCCATCACTTCTCGCCTCCGTCTTCGCTGTCCCGCCCGAAGCCGACTGTGTACTGGCGCCACGTCACCGCCGGCACCCAGTCGGCCGCGCATGACGCCTCCCCAGTCGCAGGGCTCCGCGTTTTCGTCAGGCTCGTCGCCGTAAGGTTCCGGCACGAGCAGATACCACCCGCAGGCCGCGCCTTCCCGGCGTCCCCCGGTGCACTGCTGGTCCGGACCGCAGGTGATGCCGGACGTGTCCTCGACGGGTGGGTCGCCGAGCAGGTTCATCTTGACGCACCACCATCGTCGCTGCGGCTCGCTCACCCCTCGCCTCCTTCTGTGTCCCGCCCCTGTCCGGTAGTACCGGGAGGCCGACCGGGGCTGACGGTTGCATCGACGACGTGGTCGGTGATGTCGACCCATTCGCCGGGTCCGACCCGTTCGGCAGGTCCATCTTGGGGGAACGGCGGCGGGTTGCAGGTCGGATGCCATGCCCAGCTGTCCGAGGTCTCGGCTCCGTCCCAGATGGCTCGCGTGTTGGCGACACCGGTGATCGGTTTGCCACACGTGTCGCAGAACAGGCCATCGCCCATTACTCGCCTCCATCTCCGGTAGTACCGGGAGGGGAGGGGCCAGAAGCGATCTTGAGGTCTGCGACCTGCGCCGTCAGGCGCTCTACCTCTGAGGCGAGCATCGCAGCGTCGCTTGGTGCATGCGTCAGCAGCTCGAAGGATCGGTAGACCTCATCGAGCTGCCCGGCGCCAGACTCAACGGCGACGCTGGTCACAATGAGCGTCACCTCACCGGTCGCCGAGCGAATCGACACCGACGCACCTTGCAACCCGTTGGTGCTGTGGGCCTCGGTGTCGATGCTGTGGATGTGGGGCTTCCGCCACCGGTTGAGCGCTTCTCTGACCGAGCCGGTGTACTTCGCCATCTCGCCTTCTCCTAGCTCCGGTCCGGCCGCCACAGCCGGGTGTCGCTCACGGTACTTGCGGGTTCGATGCGTTCGAGCAGCGCCTGCTTCCGGGTGTGGAAGTCCGCGAGCTCGCCGGCCGGGATGTCCTCGAAGCGCATCAGCCGCCGGGACAGGTCGCGCAGGTCGGCGGTGAAGTCGCCCACCTCGGTCAGCGTCGGGGTGTCGGGGGTCATGGCTAGTCCTCCTTGCCTCGCACCCACATAGCCACGTGCCACTCGCAGCCGGAGGTGAGTGCGACACCGTTGGCCATGCCAACGTGCGTGGCCCGCGGCCGCTGACCCTTCGGGCACCACGGGCAACGACGCCGGCTTCGACTGCCGACCTGCTTGGCGTACCGCTGGTGCTCGGTCGCGCTGCCGACCTGGCCCCAGCCTCCGGGACTGGAGAGCCGAGCCTTGGTCTCCCTCGCTCTCTCTGCGTCGCTCGCCACTACACCTTCACCCATCGTCGCAGCCGACGGTTGAACTCGCGGTTGGCGACACGTCGCACCTGCCTGCGTCCGAGCGCTGCCGGGCCACGCTTCGCGGCCTTCAACGTCCCGAGGATGGACAGCAGCTTGTAGAGGGTGCGCACGTCATGCCTCCTTGGCGGTGCGGTAGCGCTCGACACACCAGCGACAGGCGCAGGCAGGTGACGGGTGGCCGTTGATGACGCCACCCCGTCCCTTTCGGGCCGTGTGGCATTCCCCGTCGTGGGCGACCCCGTAGTAGCCCTCGCAGTCCTTGCACCAGAAGTGCTCGGAGTGCCAAGTGCATCGACGGTCCACAGTCTTGCGGCCCGGCTTACAGCGGTGCTCGCCCATCACGAGCCCTCGCCGTTCTGTCGGAGCAGCTCGAGGGTGAGCGCCACGGTGTCGTCGGGCGGCGGGTCGATGCCGACGTACTGGGCGGTGAAGGCCCAGCCCTCGGGTGGCAGCTCGCGGGCGACTGTGAGCGTCTCGCTTGGATAGACGGCGGTCAGGGTCGCTGCGAGCTGCTGCGCGCCGCGCAACTGGCGCACCACCTTCGGCACTTCGGTGGTGGAGGTCACGGCATGTCCCCCTCATGGGCCCGGCCCACGGTGGCCTCCAGCGCCTCGATACGCTGCCACTCGGCCTCGGTGAGCTTGGGTTGGAGCGCCCGGACCTGGTCGTAGCTCATGGGCTCGCTCCAACCGTCCCCGGTCTGCACGTGGTAGGCGGAGTTGGTGAAGTCCGGCGTGGTGTTGACGTCCTCGGTAGCGTCGTTCATTGGATGCGCCCTCCTTAGTGGGGGTGTGTCCGGCGTCCGGTGGTGCTCGACACACCCCGGATGCACACCCGAAGAGGTGCACCTAGGACAATGACAGGTTCTAGGGGTTGTGTCTAGTACCCTTCCGGGATTATGACGACGCTGGCTCCCTTGACCGAGCGCTACGTGGCCATCTACGTGCGGATATCCGTCGACAAGTCCGGCCGCGGCGAGGGCGTCGAACGCCAAGAGGAATGGGGCCGGGCCTACGCGGCCGAGCACTGGCCCGGCGTCGCGGTGCGGGTGTTCCCCGACAACAACCTGACGGCCTTCGACGAGAACGTCCAACGTCCCGGCTACGACGACCTCCGTGCCGCCATCCTCGCGGGTGAGGTGGGGCACATCTGGACGGTCGAGATGACCCGCCTCGAAGCCAACCGGCGGCGCTGGGTCGACCTGACCATCGACCTCGACGACGTCGGCATCACCGAAGTCCACACCAACCGGGAAGGCATCGTCACCCTCGACGAGGTCGCCGACGTCAAGAACGTGTTCGCCTACCGGGAACGTAAACGCCTGAGGGAGAGGCTCAAGGACACGATGCAGGACCTCGCCGACAAAGGCCGCCCTCGCTCCGGTGCCGTCTACGGCTACGACCACGGTGTCGATGAGGACGGCCGCAAGACGCTCGTCGTCAACCGGGTCGAAGCCGAGGTGGTCCGGTGGATGGCGACGGCGCTGCTCTCCGGTTGGGCCCGGGCGCAGATCGCCCGACGGCTGAACCAGTTCAACGCGATGCGTCTCGCGTTCGGGCTCCCCGCCTGCCTGCCGAAACGCGCCGGTCGACCGCGCCTCAAGAACGACGTGATCATCGGCTACGTCTCCCTGCTGTGGGTGCCGCAGAAGGTGACCGCGGTCGTCACCAAACCGGGGGTCGCCGGGCGCCGTGTCCACATGGGTGAGGACCACACGGACGGCACTTGGGAACCGATCCTCGACGAGGTCACCTGGCGCCGCGTGTGCGCCCTCCTGGAGAAGCCCCGCAAGGTCGTCGGCAACGACGGCAAGCCCTACATCACCGGCAAGCCCCGGGTCCCGTCGCGGGGCTACCCGCTCACCGGCTACCTCTACTGCGCGGCGTGCAAGTGGCGACTGAACGGCAAGGGCCGCCAGAACCCCAGCGGATGGCAGCGACGCTACGCCTGTATCGCCGTCAGCGACACGACGCCCACCGGATGCGGGCACACGACCATCGTCGCCCAGGCCCTCGAGGACCACGTCTACGACGAGCTGCTCACCTACCTGCAGTCCCCCGAGTTCCTCGCCGGCGCCGCTAGCGCCGACGGTGTCGCCGAACGGCGCGAGGAACTGGCGGCGGCCATCACCGACCTCGACGACAGTCGGGTGCAACGGGCCCGCCAGTGGGGAGCCGGCGAGCTGAACGACGACGAGTGGGACGCCGCCCGTGCCGGGCTCGACCACCGCAAGTCCACGCTCACCGCCGAGCTCGCGGCTCTCCCCACCCCACGAGCCGACATCGACCCGACAGCGATCGTCGCCGACTGGGCGCTCATGGACGACAACGAACGTCGGCACGTCATCGGCAACCACATCACCCGCATCGTCATCGGCCGTCCCACGCCCGGCATCCAACGGTTCGACCCAGGGCGCGTCGTGATCGAGTGGCGCTAGAGGGTCGGCTCCTAGCTCCAGTCCCGGTTGCGCATCATCGCGACGACGTCCATGGGTGCGAGGTGGGAGATGTACCGCTCCGTCCCCGACAGGGACTCGTGACCGAGTTGCGCTTGGATCTGGTGGATGGGGATGCCACGCTGGGCGAGGTCGAACGCGAACGAGTGCCGTAGGCCGTGCGGGTGGACGCGCTTCTCGATGCCGCCCCGCTCGGCGAGCCGGCTGAGGGCGGTGCGGATGTAGCGCTGACTGAGTGGAGTGCCCATGTTCCCCTCGGAGTACGTGGTGAAGATGGGGTGCCGGCCGTTCAGTCCTAGGTCGTTGCGACGGGTGAGCCAGCGGTCGACCAGTCCGCAAGCGAAGGGGTCGAGGCCGACGAACCGCCACTTCGAGTTCTTCCCACGGCGCACCCTCACGGTCCCGGCCTCTGTGTCGGCGTCCCGCGGGTAGAGGTCGATGGTCTCGGCGATGCGGAGACCGGCGCCGTACATGACTGCGATGAGCGCCCGGACCCGGATCCCGGACGACGATCGGTTCGATGCTGCTTTCAGCAGGCGGTGGACCTCGTCGGCGGTGAGTGGTTCGGGTGGGAACTTCTGGCCCTTGTTCGTCGGGGGCGCGGGCGCGGGCACTTTGGGGGTCCTTTCGCAGCGTTAGTGGTGATGCTTGAACGGAGCGGTACTCATCTGCACCCAAACCGAGGCGGAGGGTGGAAGCGGTACCAAACCGGTCACTCGCCGCCCTCGTAGCCGCGGTTCCACTCGGCGCGGCCGGGGTCGTCTTCACCACGGAACTTGGGTGTCGGGGTGTTGTGGTCGTAGCCGCGGCTGCTGCGCTTGTCGGCTGCCCTGGCCTGTCGGCCTTGCTCGTAGAGGGACGGCCCGCGGGACGGGACGGGGCGCACGGTCCCCGGCGCACGACGGGTCGGGCGCGGGGTGGATGGCGTGGCGCGGCGGAGGGCTACCCCGGTACCGAGCGCGGCGATGCCGATCGTGACGAGCGCGACCCCGACGCCGCGGCCGAGGACCCAGCCTCCGATCTCGGCCGCGGCCGCGCACCCGACGATCGCGGCGGCGCCGTACTGCTTGCGTCGTCCGTGGCGGGCTGCCCGGCGGATGTTGGCGCGGGCCCGGGCGGGCTGCAGCTTCCGGCTGTGCGCCTTGACCTTCTGGGTGCGGCCCTTCACTACGCGGGTGTGGGTGCGGACCTTGGCCATCACTCCACCCCCACGCCGCGGCGCTGCAGCTTGTCGATGGCTCGTGACGCTTGAGAGCTCACCCGTTCGACACCGGCCATGCCGGCGGCGCACGCCTCGGCGCCTGTCTCGTAGAGCTCCACATCGACCTCGGCGAACACCTGGTCGACCGTGACCTGCCCTGTGATGACGGCCATACGGATCGCGGGCGTGTGGGCGTGGACCGACAGCCAGCCACGGCACACGGTCGGCACGTTGGTGGCGGTCTGCTGGTGGCAGCGGAACACTGCGAGGTTGGGCAGCGACCCGTCGTGCTGGTCGTCGAAGGTGGCGAGCTTGGCGTACTCGTCCGGGTGCCAGACGCCCGGCGGGGTGTCGCGCCGGTACGGGCAGGTGTTGCACGGCCGCGGCGCTGCGAACAGCGGAGCGCTCACTGGCCGCTGGCCTGACGCTCGGCCTCCATGCGCTCCGCCTCGGTGGCTGCAGCCCTGATGATGATTTCTCGCAGGGTCTCCTCCGAGTCGACCGCCAGGCCCTTCAGCTTCTTGTGTAGGTCGCCTGGAAAGTTCTCGATCTTCAGCACACTCATCCCCTACGTCTAGCGCGTCCCGGTCATCCCGGATGGAACACCAAGCGTAACAGGCGGGAAGAGCGGGATGGGCGTTACGCCCGTGCTACCGTGCCGTTCATGTCCACTAAGACCAAGGCGCGGACGCCATGACGGTCTCGCTCGGCCTCCTCCTCCTGATCGTCGTACTGGCCGCCTGGAAGATGAAGGGCGTCCAGCTCCCCCACGTCCTGCTCGGGATGCTGCTGCTCAAGGCCTCCGAGCCGGGCAGCATGGTCGACACCCTCGCCGCCGAGAGCCTCGAGATCTTCACGTCGATCATCAACGCGGTCGCCTCCGGGCTGGGCCAGGGGAACATCGCGTGATGGTCGCACCGGTCCTCCTCGTGAGGTGCGTGTACGGCCTCACCCGTGCCGCCGTCGCGTTCGCCCGCCGTCACCGCGGGTTGACGATCACCCTGCTCCTGACGTGGGCGGTCGCGTCCGGGGGGAAGGGCTGGTGAACACCAACGAGTGGGAGCGCTACGCCACCCACGCGGTGGTGGGGCTCGTGGCCGCGCTCGGCCTGATCGGCGCCGTCAATAGCTTCACGCACGTCGCCGAAGCGGTCCGCCCCTCGTTCGGTGACCTGGCCCCCACGGTCCCGCTCGGCATCGACATCGGCATCGCCGCGTTCACCGGCCTGGACCTGCTCATGGCCCGGATGGGGATGCGGACCCGGTGGCTGCGCCTCGTCCCCTGGGCGCTGGTGGGGACGACCGTGTACCTCAACGTCGCCGGCGAGGTCACGTTGGTGGGCCAGCTCGCCCACGGTGTGCTCCCGTTGCTGTGGGTCGTCGCCGTCGAGGCCGGCGCCCACGTGGTCCGCACCCTCGCCGGCTTGTCGGGTAGGGGTGCGCCGAGGATGGACCGGATCCGGCCCTCCCGGTGGCTGCTCGCCCCGCTGCCCACGTTGCTGCTGTGGCGCCGCATGGTCCTGTGGGAGCTGCGCTCCTACCCGCAAGCCCTCGACCGCGAGCAGGACCGTCTCCTGGCCCGCAGCGACCTACAGGACGCACACGGCGCCGTCGCGTACCGGTGGAAGGCACCGCGCCGCCAGCGGGTCATGTACCGCCTCGGCCGCCTGGCCCCCGCCCAGCTCGACCGACCGGCCCTCACGGCCCCGCCCGCGAGCTCCAACGGGGACGCCGACACGACAGCAGCCGAGTTGATCGCCCAGCAGATGGCCAACAACGGGCAGCGTGTCACCCGCCGGTCCCTCACCGCGAAGGTTCGGGCCGAGGGCCACACGATCGGGACCACGAAGGCCACCGAGATCGCCGGCCGCTACCCATGAACCCGCTGTGGCGTCGCCTGTACCGCGGGGACGTGGCCCCCGGCTGGCTCCGACGTAGGGCCGGCCGGGACCAGCCCGAGACCAACGGGGACCACGACTGGACCCCCGGGTCCGGCGGGGCCAACTGGGACCACGACGACGACGGCCCCGAGGACCAGACGGTCCGCCTGGTCGGGGACCGGCCCACCCGGACCGTGGTCCCACCCCGGCCCTACGTCGCGGAGGACCACTGGACCGAACGGGACCGGAGGCCGCTGGTCCCCGAGGCCCTGCGCGAACCCGCCGACGCCATCCGGTTCGCCGCCAACCACGCCTACCACGTGTCCGCCTTTCACGTGATCCGCCTGCCGAAGTACGTGGGCCTCAACCTGCTGTGGTCGCCCCGTGGCCTCGGCCGCCTCGCCGTGAGTGTGGGCAGGTGGGCGAGGGTCCGCGAGTCGCGTGACGTCGAATGGTCCGCGGCGGAACACGCGATCACGACCCGGGACTACGGGCCCTACATGCGGGTGGCCCGCGAACGCCGGGACCAGGTCCGCTCCCGGGTCCCCGTCGCGGTCCTCGGGACCGCCGCGGCCGTGGCCCTCGTCGTCGTTGGTCTCACGCGGTGGGAGACTGTGGCCCCCACGGTCCTGACCGTGGTCTTCGGTCTCGGCTGGTGGGGCCGGCCGATGGACCGGCCCTACATCGAGTCCGCCGTCACGTCGTCCCCACAGGCCCGCAAGATCACTCCCGACATGATCGTCATGGCCCTCTACGGGGCCAAGCTGTGCAAGGAAGTCACCGGCCCTGACGCCCCGGACTTCGCGGCCCCCGGCGTCTACCGGGAGAAGGCCGGCTACGGGGCCATCGTGGACCTGCCGTTGGGCTTCACCGCCAAGCTGGCGATCAAGCGCAAGACCGACATCGCCGCCGGCCTCCGGATCAGCGAGCGACGCCTGTTCATCGAACAGGCCACCGGACCCCAAGGTCACGCCGGTCAGGTCAAGCTGTGGATCGCCGATGACGACCCGCTCTCCGGGCCCGCGGTCACCTCCCCGCTGGTCAAGGCAGCGAAGTTCGACGTGTGGCAGGAAGTCCCGTTCGGGCAGGACGAGAAGGACCAGCTGGTCGAGTTCCTCATGCTGTGGACCAATGTCCTGATCGGGGCCCTGCCGAGGATGGGCAAGACGTTCGTGCTGCGGCTCCTGATCGCTGCCGCCGCCATGGACCCGTACGTGAAGCTCCTGCTGTGGGACGGCAAGGGCGGCAAGGACCACGCCCCGTTCGAGCGGGTGTGCCACGCCTTCGGTGCCGGCGCCTCCGACGAGGTCGCGAAAGCCCTGCTCGCCACCGCGACGGACCTGGTCCGGGACATGGACGAGCGGTACAAGAAGATGAGCCGCCTCCCCGACGACCGCTGCCCCGAAGGCAAGCTGACCAGGGCACTCGCTAGGGACCGGAAGCTCAAGATGCCGGTCACGTTCCTGGCGATCGACGAGTTCCAGGTCTACCTGCAGAACAAGGCGTACGGCACCAAGATCCTCGAGGCCCTCACGATCCTCGCCCAACGAGGGTCAGGCGCCGGGATCATCCTGGCGCTGGCGACGCAACGGCCCAGCTCGAAGATCATGAACACCGACTTCCGGGACCTGTTCGGCACCCGCATCGCCCTGCGCATGATCACCGACGAAGCCTCCGAGATGATCCTCGGTTCGGGCAGCTCCCGGGCCGGGTTGAACACGTCGAAGTTCCGAGCCACCGACAAGGGCGTCTGCATCCTGCTCGGCGCCGATGACGGGGCTCTCGTCGACAAGGGCGGCCAGACCGTCCACGCCCACCTGATGGACCTCCCCGCCGCCACCAAGGTCGCCAACCGGGCCCGTGCCCTACGCGAAGGCGAAGGCACCCTGACCGGTGTCGCTGCGGGGGAGGAGGACGAGGCCCTCTCGGACCAGGTCCTGAACCACGTCGCCGCCGCGTTCGAGGGCGAGGACAAGGCCCACTCCGCGGTGCTGTGCGCCCGCCTGACTGGCACCTACCCGGGCCTCTACGAGACGTGGGATCAGAGCGACCTCGCCGCCGCCCTCGGCCGGTTCGGGATCGACGCCGGCAACCAGACGTGGGCCACCCCCGTCGAGGGCGGGGCGAAGTGCAACCGCAAGGGCTTCGAGCTGAAACAGGTCCTCGACGTGTTGGTCGAGAAGGCCGGCGAAGTGCCCGATTCACCCCCCGAAACCACCGACTGACGCCCTATCCCCCTATCCCCCTATCGCGCAGATCCTATCCCCCCCGATGAGACCCGACAGGGCCTCTGACCTGCACTCTATCCCCTGACCCTCCACCCCCGATGAGAGCCGAAACCGGCCGAAACAGGGGTTAGCGCCGCGCGCCACCCCAGATAGGAGCACCACATGCAGGCCGACTACGAGTTCACCCAGACCCGGGACGCCCAGGGCACGATCGACCTCGACGAGATGACGGTGAAGGAGTATCGCAACGCCACCTCCGACGAGGAACGCTACGAGATCGTCGCCGACGTCATCACCGCCGATGTCCTCTCCACGCCCGGTGCCGGGGCGCTCTCCCGCTCCGTCAGTTTCAGGCTCGCAGCCGAAACGAAGGAGGCGTGATGGGTGCCATCGCCCGCCTCCTCGGCTTGCAGGAACCATGCCCCGGCTGGACCCACGTGTGGTGGGGGACCGTGAACTGCGAGCTACCCGCCCGGCACCGCGGCGACCACCAGCACGGCAAGCGCCGCTGGCCCTACGGCTAACGGCTGCGCTTCTTGCGGTCCTCTTCGGCCCGTTCCGCCTCTTGGCGTTCGACGGCCTCGGCGATGGCGGCCTCGACCCACTCGGCCCAGGTGCCTGGCTTGCGGACCTGCAGTGCCCGTGCGCGGGCGTGGAGGTCGTCGTCGATCTTCACCACCACGTTTCCCACGGCGGGAGTTCTACCGATTGCGCCCATCGCGAGCGAGTCTTACATCGTCGCCAATGGTGAGACCGTGGACATCGCCGACAATGTCGCCTACCTTCGTGACCACGCGAAGTGGCCCGGGCGACGCCGTAACGACACCCGGGCCGTGGCAATCAACCCCGAGGAGGTTGACAACCATGGGTGAGCCTAGAAGGACCCAGCAGCCAAGTCCCACTGAGGTGGCACAGCTCGCCGGCCGGCTCCACGAGATGGCGGACCGCATCGACGTCGCCACGGTGGCAGAGTTCGCCACAGGTGACGTCTACGCCGCCGGGCAACGCTGCGCCGATGTGCTCGACGACATGCTCACCGCAGCCGGGCACCAGCGCCACCGGGAGATGACGAGGTGACCGACTCCCCGAAGGACTACCGGGCGCCGCTCACACCTGACCGGGTGCGTGAGATCCAGGACCAGGCCCGACACACCGCCGACCCCGACCGGCTGCGCGAGCTCGTCGACCAGCTCGTCTTCCACATCGAGACGTCGCCGTGAGTGACGACGACAGGCCCGTGCTCAACATCACGCCCGGCATGCGCCGCCATCTCAACGTCGTGAAGGGCCAGCGCATGTACCAGGACGAGGGACGCTGGTTCGTGTGGCGCCGCATCGAGCAGCCGCCCTACACGGACGGGGCCGACCGGTTCCGTTGGTGGAAGCCCTGTCACCTTGCAGCCGCGGTGGCGCAGTGGCGCTGGGCCCGTCGGTACTGGGGGCGGGCATGAGCGACCGCAAGCCGGTGATCGCCGTTCAATGGACTGGAGTCAACTTCCCGGCGGTCTGCGACTTCGCGGACCCCGACCGCATCCGGGTAGACGTCCCAGGCGAGCAGCTCAGCCTGTGGGTCGACAAGGCCAAGGCGTGGGCCACGGTGCGGGTCGGCGACTGGGTCGTCGCTGACGACGACGGCGCCGGCTTCTGCCCTTGCCCCGCCGCCGAGTTCGACGGCAAGGCAGTCGAGTAGATCGTGGTCCCCCGCCCGGATGTAACACCGCCCCTGGGCGGGGGGCCACCTGAGTTAACACCCGGTGATAGGTGGTGAACCCTTGTGTTTCCTACGTCACGTGTGGTGAGGTATTTGACTTAACGTGATGTGAACAACGCCGCAGACCTGACCCAGGGGTGGGGATGATCAGGGAGGCAAATCCGGATGGTACGACCGGCAGAAGGCGGTACCCGCAACGACGCGGGGGGAAGCAGCGACAGTGGGAGTGGCGATCTCGCGGTCAGGGTCGAGGCGTTGGAGCGACGGCTTGACGCCATGCTCCTGGTGCTAGAGGGAGCCGCTGGAGCGATCGGCTCAGCTGCCGCCGGAGCGCGACGCCAGTAGCTCCAGGAACCCGTCGTAGATCTTCACGAGGATCCCGCGCTGGTCCGGCTCTAGTCCCCGGTCGGTACGCAGCGTCGTGCGGGTGTCGGTCTCGGGGTCGACGAACCCGGCGAGTCTCAACACGTAGCCCAGGCGTTCACCCAGCAGGGTGTCGATGATCGGCAGGTGTTCCACCTGGACGCCGGCCTTGCCAGTGACGTACCGACTGAGCGTCGGTGCCTTCACGCCGAGTCGCTCGGCGATCTGCTCGCGGGTGTAACCCCGGTCCTCCAGCTCGGCGACGGCGCCAGCGAACGCCTCAGTGAGGTCCGCAGCGTCGGGCACGCTTGCGATTGTCGTACGGAACGTACGTCGTGCGCAAGATGCAATTGTCATTCAAGTACCACTTGTGCCGAACCAGTATTGCGGATACTGTACTGCTCGTGCCGAATCAGACCGCAGCCGAGGTGCAGGAGAAGTGGGCCGAGAAGCTCCGCATGGAGCGTGCCCGCCGTGACCTGAACCAGGCGACCGTCGCCGAGATGGCCAAGGTCACGGCGGCCACCATCAGCAGAGCAGAGAGCGGCATCGGGAGCCTCGACACGTTCCTCGCTATCGCCGCCGCCCTCGGCATCAACCTCCTGGGGGAGTCGTGAGCGGACTCACCGACCTCCTCCACGTGACCACAGGCATCGCCAACGACGCCGATATCCCCACCGACCACGATGGCGCCCACGACCTGATCGACGCGGTCGACGACACGACCGAAGCACTCGACGGACTGCGCGACCGCCTCGTCCGCGTGTGCATCGACGACCCGAATCGTTGGGGTATCTGCCCGACCTGCGGGCTCTCGCTGCAGCGGCCGTCGCAGATCGCCGGTCCCCACAACCCCGGCGAGCCGCTGTGCTTCAAGCCCGTCGTCCCCGCTCTGTGGGCCTACCGCCAGTACTGGCGGTGCCGCCGGCTGACCAGCCGCGTGTTCCACCGGGCCCGCTACAAGGCCGGGCTCGTCGCCTCCGATGACGCCGCGCTCCTGCGCCGGAAGGGTGCGTGATGGCCGACACCCAGGAGCGCGACATCCCGGCGAGCTTCCGCGACCCGGTCGTCCTCGCCGACACCGCCCGCGTCTTCCGCATGGCCCGGGCCCGCTGCCGTTGCCCGCAGGACTGTCCATGTGGACGCGGCAAGCAGGAGGCGAGCTGATGTGGCGCCGCTCCAGCCGTTGCGGTGCGGACCACGTCACCGAGCAGTGCGTCGAGGTGGCCTCGTGCCCCGGTCATTGCGCGACGGGCGTCGTCTTGCGCAACAGCCGCTTCCCCAACGGTGACCAGGTCCACGCCGACCATGACGAGTGGCAGGCGTTCGTAGCCGGGGTGAAGGCAGGAGAGTTCGATGACCTCGCCTGAGCCCACTGTCGGAGGGACGCCGGCGGAGCTGACTGCCGTCCCGTCCGCGCCCCTCCGACGCCCAACGTGGCGCCGCTTCCTGGCGGCGTGGGACCGGCAGCTCGACGAGGCCCGCGAGCTCGAGGCAGGTGTGTGGTGACCGCCCTCCTGGACTCGATGTCCTACGCCGACATGGCCGCCTACGTCGTCGCTGTCGCGGTGACCGCGACGGCGGGCACGGTGCTGTGGCTGCTGGGCCGCTGCACCCTGCGGGTCTGCGCCGTGTGGGCGCTGTGCCTCGCCACCGCCGGCGGCTTGAGCCTCACGCCGGCACCTGAGCTGACGTACACCCGGTCGTTCGACACGACCGGCATCGAGGAAGGCGCCGCGTGGGGTGGCTTCGTCCTGTTCTCGCAGTGGTGGGAGGAGACGCCGTGAGCTGGGACGCCTACCTCACCGACGACCGCGGCCACACCGAGGGCGACTGGAACTACACCCACAACTGCAACGGCATGATCGCTGAGGCTCTCACCGATCTCGGCTGCGTCAACGCCAAGGCGACCCCCGACGACCACCCGATCTGGAAGGCCATCGGCCCGCCCTGGTGGAAGCGCCTCGACGGCTGCGACGGACCCACCGGCGCCGCCTTCCTAGACGCTCTGATCCGACAACTTGAGTCGAATCCCGTGCGGTACAGCGCCATGAACCCGGCGAACGGGTGGGGTAGCTACGAGACGCTCGTGAAGGTGCTCACCGGGATGCGTGACGCTGTCCCCGAGTGGCCGACGACCTGGCGGGTCCACGGATGACGGCCTCCCTCGTGCGTCGCTTCTGGGCGCTCGTGTTCGCGGCGATGGCCCTACTGGCCGTGGGCTGCGATGACCCCGACCCTTGCGACCCCGATTGCCCGCCTACTCAGTGCGGGGAGGTCGGCTGTGACGGCTCCTGACCCACGCCAGGAGGAGTTCAACCGCCGGGCGGTGAACGTCATCAGCGTCGTCACGGTCGTGGTGGTGCTCGCGGTGCTCCTCGCCGCGGTCCTGTCGGGCGACAGCGAGTCGTCGTCCTGTCTCCTGCTCGTGGCCGGGGCGCAGAGTTGCCCGCCCTGTTCCCCGGCCACCTTCGCCCGGCGGCACCACTCCGCCGCCGGGGCAGCTGGGTCCGGCCTTGCCGCCATGGCCGGGCCCAGCGTCGATGTCCGACGACTGCAGGGTTCCCAACCCGCTGTGGTCGTCGGCTACCCGCTGGCCTGTAGCACGCACCCAGGGGACGCCACTCGGCTGGGACGTGACGAGACCCGGGGCGGTAACGGCGCCCTGAGGTCCGGGCCGGCGGGCTCTTCCTCATCGGGGCGTCGTGCCCCTCGACCCGGGGAGGCGTCCTGTCCGCCCGCCGCGCCCCTCGGGTCGGGGAGCAGGGCGTCCGGAGTCCATACGTGCCAGCCACACGGCGCCCCCTTTGGGGGACGGCACGTGCTGCAAGTCATGGACGCAGCCTCCGAACGCCCGCACCTGACCTGACCTGACAACAAGAAACCCCGACGACCGAGTGCGTGGAGCGCAGGTCGCCGGGGTCCCGGAACGAGGTACATCGTATGGCAACCGAGGAACGCATCGCTCGCATCGAGTCCACCCAGCTCGGTCCTGAGGACCACGGCATCTTCACCGCGATGGTCCATCTGGACTATGGCGGCAGCGCCCAGGGCGCCGGCGGCTACGACCTGCGCGGTGGCCGGTCCTGCTACCGGTTCATCGAAGGCGTCTTGCAGGCGTGCAACGTCGACTGCTGGGAGAAGGTGCAGGGCTGTACCGTGCTCGCCCTCATCGAGGACGAGAGGGTGTGCGGCCTCAAGTCGCTGCCGTTCGCCCGCTCCCCGCACACCTTCCGCTTCGAGGACATCTACGTCGGCGGTGAGTCGTGACCGCCCTGTTGTTCGCCGCTGCCGAGTCGGGCATCACATGGCCGGACGTCGCCCTGACCGCCGTGCTCGTCTTCGGCTTCGTCGCCTTCCTCTGGGTGATGGCGCGATGAGGCCCACCCTCTCCTTCGACACCACGCTGCTGTTCCCCGACAAGCCGTTCGTGCTCACCCTGCCCACGGACCACGAGCCCATGGTCGTCTACCTCGATCCGGTGCAGCTCGCCGAGTTGGTCGCTGAGGGCGACGCCGAAGGCCAGCTGTGGAAGCAGTCGAACTGCCGTCACCAGCTCAACCTCCGCTGGGCTGTGACCCTCGATACCGACCGGTTGACGGGGGACTGCATGTGGTGCGGGCTCGAGGTCGTCATCGAAGCCGATGGAACTGTCGTGCCGGTCGACCGGGGGAGTGCGACGTGAAGCGCTTCACCCTCACCCACGACCACTTGCGTCTGCTCCGTGCGGCCTACGTGGGGTGGAACGACTGCGAGTACGGCGCTCCCGAGATTGACCCGAAGCGCCCCTACGGCAACAGCGACGTCGAAGGCGACATCGCCCGCATCCTCGCGTGGGTCCTGTTCAAAGATGCCGACGGCGACCTGCACTTCACGAGAGAGCAGCAGGACCGGGCGAGCCAGCTGCACCGGGAGACGCAGGACGCCCTGAGCATCGTCATCGACCTCGGTGAGGTTCCGCTCGGCAACTACGCCCACGACCGCGACGTCGGCTGGTTCGTCGTCGACGACGAGTCAAGCGCCGCCGAGACGCTCCGCCAGTTGCACCGGCTGCGGGGTGACTCGTGACCGCCCACGACCAGTACCTGGCGAACCTGCGGGCCGAGCTCGCGGACGCCACGTGGATGACGGAGCGCGGCCCACGCCGGCCCACGGACGCGCAGTGCCGCGCGGATAAGGCCCGCTACGACGCGGAGGTCCCGTTGCATCCCGACACCGTCGCCGCAGGGGAGTGGCAGGACGACGAGTCCGAACGCGACCCGCTCATGGAGGACGACGTGCCCATCGGCTACGACCCGACGTGGTGGGGGGCGGGGCTGTGAGCACCGTCTCGAAGCGCACCGTTACCACGACCCGCCACGAGTACGTGGTCCCGGCCCCAGTCGACCGGGGAGCGTGCGTCTCCGATGTCCGGAAGGCCATCGACTGGGCCTTGCTGGACATGCCCGAGGGCCGGCGCAGCTACGACGACGCCTGCAGGGTCGAGGCCCGCGACGACGAAATCGTCGTGTGGTGGCCCGACGGTCAGGTGACGTCGTGATGGCCCTCCACGGAGTAGCCGAAGCCTGCCTGCGTCATCCCGACGGAGGGTTCGTGCGCTGCTACTGCAAGGCCTGGTTCTCGTCGCCGGTCCTTGACGAAGCCACCGAGGCGTACCGCAACCACATGGTTGAGGGCGTCCTGCCGCAAGGGGAGCAGTCGTGAGCGCCACCGAAGAGCCGAAGGCGGCGCATGTCATCGAGGCCCTGTGCCGGGTGATGCGTGACCTGCCGTCGATCGAGAAGGGCGGCCAGGCCGACCCGAAGCAGGGCGGCTACCGGTACCGGGGCATCGACCAGATCACCCCGCACACCCAGGAGCTGTTCGCCCGCCACGGCGTCCTGTTCACCCCCCGCGTCATCTCCTTCGATCTGCGCGAGTTGATGGTCAACGCCAAGCCGTGGACCGACGTCGTCGAGGAGATCGAGTACGACGTCTACGGCCCGGGCGGCATCGAGGACAAGATCGTCATCGGCCCCATCCTCGCTATCGGCCGGGACAACTCGGACAAGGGCGGCAACAAGTGCCTCACCCAGGCCATGAAGTACGCCCTGCTGCAGACGTTCCAGATCTCGGACCCGGTCGACGACGCCGACGGCACCACGCACGAGGCCGATGCCCGTAGCGCCGAACCCGCTGCAGCGAAGGCCCAGATCGTCGCGGTCAAGCAGGCCATCGCCGGTCTGACCGCCGAGCAGTGGCCACCGCTGCAGGAGTGGTCGAGGAAGCAGAACCTCCCGGAGCCTGACCGTCTCACCGCCAAGCAGGCCGAGGCCGCGCTCGCCTACCTCGCGGAGCTGACCGCCACCGATGACGGGTCAGGGCCGACCGTCGCCGGTCCTGGCCCCGACCCGGCGCCTACAGGGTTCGACGCTGAGGCCAAGTACATGGCCGACCACGCAGAGAAGGGGGCGAAGTGAGCGAGCCGAGGTGGATTGAAGACGGCGACGTCGAGTTCCCCGACTACGACACGTGCCCCTACTTCCGGCGGTCGTTCAAGCTGCCCGGCCACGACCCCGCCGGCATCTGCGCCTTCGGTTGCTACGAGGAGCCCATCTGTGTGACGGGCGTCGACAAGACCGAGGCCGAGTGGGAAGCGCTGAAAGCCGGTGTCGACGAGAGCCTGGACGGGTCGTGACTGCCCGCGAGATTCCGACGTGGGAGTTCGCGTGCGACCGCTGCGGCTACGTGGACTCGACGGACGACCGGTGGGAGCGGCGCCGCGGCCTCGACTTCTGCCCCGGCTGCGCCATCGACCTCTACCGGTTCCTGCTGAACCTGCCGGTCGACCCGATGCCAGCCGGTGAGCGCTACCGGTACACGCACCTCGGCGGCCGAAGCGACTACGGCGAGCAGCTGGCGGCGAAGGGGGTGGGGTGGTGACCGCCGTTCTCGAGGTTGGCATGTCGGTCGGTTCAGCCAACCGCATCGTCTCGCTGCGCTGGTTGAAGTCCCGTGGCTGGCGGGCGAAGGACTCCACCGGGGCGAGCTACTACCAGCGCGGCCCCGGCCACGGCACGACCGGCCCGTCGTTCGCTGACGGCCTCGTCACGGTCACCCCGGTGGGTAGCGAGCTGACCCCCTGGCCCCCACCGGAAGGCCAGGGACGCAAACGGATGCGGCCGACGTCCCCGACGAACAAGCGGTGGAACGCCCCCGGCCGCGCCCGACCCGACGAGCCGCTGGCCGACGTCTGCGAAGCCGCCATCCCCGGTGTGTGTAAGGGACGGCCGACCGACCGGCACCACATCATCCCCCGCGGGCCCGGGTCCAGCGACGAGGCGTGGAACACGCTCGATGTCTGCGGCACCGGCTGCCATCGCCACATCCACCGTCACGGTGCCTGGGCCCGTGAGCGCGGGTTCCTCCGTAGGGCCGGTGCGTCGTGACCCGCCTCATCCTGTTCGCCGCGTTTGTCGCCACGGTGGCCGGCGCCAACTGGGCGCTCGCCCGCTACGGCATCGTCCCCATCGGCTTCGGGCTGGAAGCCCCGGCTGGGGTGTACTTCGCCGGGCTGGCGTTCGGTCTCCGTGACGCCCTGCATGAGCGGGGTGGCCGACGCCTGGTGCTGGCCGGCATCGCCGCCGGGGCGCTGCTGTCGTACGTGATCGAGGACGCCGACCGCATCCCCGGCGGCCACGCCCCGATCGCTGTCGCCTCGGCCCTGGCGTTCGCTGACAGCGAACTGGCCGACCTTGCTGTGTACGAGCCTCTCCGACGCCGCCACTGGCCTTCAGCCGTTGCGCTGTCCAACACGGTCGGCGCGGTCGTCGATTCCGCCCTGTTCCTCACGCTGGCCTTCGGGAGCCTCGACCACCTGACCGGCAACGTCGTCGGCAAGGTGGTCATGGTCGCCGTCGCCTGGCCCCTCGTCTGGTGGGCACGTCGTGCTGTACCTCGCCACAGCCTCCGGCCCGCAGGTACGTGACGCCATGGCCACCGGACTTCTCGGCCAGATGGTTACCCCCGACGCCGGCAACCGGGTCGTCGACGGCACCCGGTGGGCGATCGACAACGGCTGCTTCGCCGCACGCTGGACCCCGGAACGCTGGCTCGCCACCCTCGACCGCCATCAGCACCTGGCCGCCGACTGCCTCTTCGTGGTCGTCCCCGACGTAGTGGCCGACGCCCAAGCCACGAACGAACGCTGGGCACGCTGGCACGGCGCCGCCCGCAACCGCGGCTACCGCACGGCCTACGTCCTCCAGAACGGCGCCACCTCCTTCCCCCCGTGCTCGGCCGTGTTCATCGGTGGCGACACCCCGTGGAAGCTCGGGGTTGAGGCACGCGCTCTCGTCGCTGAGGCCAAGGCCCGCGGACTGTGGGTGCACATGGGCCGCGTCAACTCGCTACGCCGCCTCCGCTACGCCGCTGCGCTCGGCTGCGACTCCGTCGACGGCACGTTCCTCGCCTTCGGCCCGGACCACAACCTCCCCCAACTCCTGCGCTGGCTCCGCTGGGCCCACGAACCCACCCTGTTCGAAGGTGCATCGTGACCGCCTCGACTGTGGTGCGCCGCCACTGGCCGACCGTCCGCGCTCTCGCCATCGAGTTCGTGACCGGCCGCCCACCGCGCCCATCCACCCGGCTGCAGCGTCTCGATACCCGCTGCCCGGGCTCGCTCGGCCGGGTGGCCCGGAAGGACGTCATCGCCGGCGTCGTCGGATGTGAGGTGTGCGGGCACATCGTCAACATCTGCCAGCACCCCGACGGCGGACCCGGCCCGTTCGTTGTTGAACACGACCTCGAAGGCAAGGAGCTGGCCTGATGGCCCAGTGCGTCGATTCGTTTACCTACGACGAGGACACCCTGTTGTACTGCGTCCAGAACAGCGACCACGAAGGCCCGCATCGAGCCGAGGACTGCGAGGGCTTCGGACAGATCGGCCCGGCGACGGTGCCCGTCCGGTTCACGGTGCTGTGGCAGGTCGAGACATGACCGCCATCCGCAGACCCCCACCGAGGGCAACGAAGACGCTCGTGGTCGCTGCCGCCTGCGCCACTGCCCTGTTGCTGGTCGCCGTGCTGTGGATGACGTTCATGACTTGGCCGTGGCCCACGACCGTGTGCGTGGGGCTCGTCGTTGGGTTCGTGTGCGGCCTCATCCTCGGTGACCGCCGCGCCGACCTGGAGCTGGTGTACCAGCGCAAGGACGCCGCCGTGGAGGGCGCGATGGACGTGGCGTTCTCGGCGCAGCAACTGGAGCAGCGCATCTCTGGTGAGCACCCGGAGGGCGACGTCGAGCAGTACGACTGGGCAGCCGAGGACGACATCCCCGAGCTGCCCCAGCCCCCGACCTACCTGCGGAGGTTGTGGTGAGCGGCGTCCCTGTGCTGTGGCACTTCACGTGCGACCACGGCCACGCCGGCATCGGCAAGCGATGAGTCGCACCCTGCCGACCGAGTGCCCGCATGGCCGCACCCTCGACTGGGGCGACTTCGGTCCTGACCCCGACGACGGGTCCGTAGGCGCCGAGCACTGCCCGTGGTGCAACCAGCCACAGGACCTGGTCGACCGCTACGGACCCGCTGTGGTGCTGTGGCTCGGCCGGCTGCTGATGGCCAGCGGCAGCGTCCTCGCTGCGCTGTCGACCATCGGCCTCGTCCGTGACCCGAACATCGGCTGGGTCGCGGTGCTCGCAGGCAACGGCGTCATCTGCGTCCTCGGCGTGTGGATGGCCAGCGATACCGATGCCACCTCCTACCCATCGCCCAGCGACGACCCCACCACTGGAACGGAACGATGAGCGACCCCATCGACTTCATCACCCACAACGACATCGAGACCCTCTACGCCTACACGGTCGCTGTCCTCGCCATCGGCGTCTGCGCCGCCCTCGCTGTCGCCAACAGCAGCTTGGGGTCGAAGTACCGGCAGGTCCGCATCGACCTCCAAGCCGAACAACGCAACGGACGGGCCCGCGACCGCGAGCTCATGCAGCTCCGCTGGGAGAACAGCGTGCTCGTCGGCACCCAGCTGACGGCGGAACAGCACCTCGGACTCGACACCCCGGCCAACTTCAACCCGGGACCGCCACCCGCTTGGGCGTGGGAGCCACTCCCCGACGACGTCCCCGACCTCGCCTACCCGACCCCCGGCGACATCGCCGCGATGGCGGACCAGACCGCCGAAGTCGACATGGCCGCGTACCTCGGGGAGTGGCGGGTACCCGCACTGGCTGAGGGGGTGCCGGCGTGACGGTGTCCAGTCACGGCTTCATGTGGATGGGCCAGCCGTTCAGCTCGTGCGATGAGTGTGGGCGCCCCGCCTGGGAGCACTCCGGGATGCACGAACCCGGAGCACTGTTCGACGTTAACGACCTCGGCACCATCCGTCCATGGCGTGACGGCGAAGCCGACGCAATCAAGGCGAAGTGGGCCGACCGATGACCCCGACCCGCGACCAGGTGCGAGCGGCCGTGGAGGCGTACGGCTCCCAGCTCGACATCGTCCCGACGCTCGACGGCATCACCGACGCCGTCATGGACGTCCTGTGCGATGCCGAGTTGGACGCCGAGGGCGAACTACGGGAGCAGCTGACCGCACGCTACGAACAACGACTGGCGCAGGCACAGGCCGAGGCCCCGCAACCGAAGGTGCTGTGGAAGGGCCGCACGATGCAGGCGACGCACCGCAACATGACGAACACGGGCGACGTCCCCATCGAGGGCTACTCGGTGCTGACGGCCCGGTTCAATGTGCCGCACCAGACCGCCGTGGTCGTTGTGGAGGACACCGCCCCACCAGACACCGAGGACCCGCCGGGAGGCACCCAGTGAGCCGCCACGAGCCGTTGATGGGCGTCTTCGCTCACCTCATCGGAGAGGAAATGGCCAGCCAGGATCTGTCGCAGGCCGAGTTCGCCCGCCGTACCGGCGCTTCGACCAAGCACGTCAACCAGTTTCTGGGCACTCGCACCGGGGTCAGTCTGCCGATGCTCGACTACTGGGCGCACGTCCTCGGCTGCCGATGGGAAGTCCGCCTACGACCGGTCGATGAGGTCCCCGAGTGACCGCCTACGAGGACGCTCTGTGGGTCGTGGGCGACGTGCTCGCCGGTCTCGACCCCACCCAGCCACACAGCACCCAAGCCGCCAAAGTGCTCGACGCCCTCACCGGGGACCTGCACGCCGAGCTCGCCATCGAGGCGGGCGGATTGGAGCGGGTCGGGTTCGTCTGGGACACCAGCCAGGGACGTCCCCAGTGGTCCGGTGTGGATGGCATCGGGCACGCGACCGAGCGGCCCGTGTACAGGCTCACCAAGGAGAGCACCGATGGCTGACGAGTACGGCATCACGCCGGTGGGCGACGACACCTCCTACGCAGCCGAGCGAGCAGAACAGGCTGCTGCTGGTCCCTCTGTCGGTCCTGCGGTGTCGCAATCGATTGAACATAGCGACACCGGGTTGTCGACCGCCTCGACGACGGTGAGCTACCGGTCACTCGCCGCAGCGCTCCTCGCCGCACCCCACCCGGTCACCGCGATCGCTCACGAACTCGGGGACCAGGCCGGTCGGCTCAACGCCATCGTCAGGCGACTCGACCACCTAGAGGCCCGACTCAACCAGCGCCAGGCCGCTGACCCTGCTGGGGGAGCCACCGCGCGCAAGGACGAGAACGATGGGTGACCGGAGCGGGCGCCGCCCGGTGCGCCAAGGCGGCCCGCTGTTCGATCCTGGCCCGGTCCTGGCGATGTTCCCCTCGGGCACGTCGTGCCGGGAGATGGCCGAGAAGATCGGTGCGACGGAGCCGGCGGTGAGTCAGTGGCGCCTCGGGAACCGCCGGATGAGCCCGGCCAGCGCCGACACGGCCGCCACTCGGCTCGGCATTCACCCGTCCCTGCTGTGGCCTGACTGGGATAGCGCCCAGGAGACCTGTGGCAACGGGCACCGGTGGGCGGACCAGGAGCGCCAGCGTCCATGTGACCGGTACCGGCGGTGCGCTGCGTGTCGTACCGACACCGAGCGTCGGCGCGGGACGCGCCGGGTTCGACGCAAGGAGACCACCACCACGCGGGATGGTGCGACGTGAGGGTCCAGCTAGCCACCCCCCGCCAGCGCCACCGGTCCCGCCCGCTGGGCCGATTCAGCTACAGACAGGACCGGTTCGGCCTGATGCCTGCCGGCCTGCACCTCAACCGTCTCGGTGACCGCCCCGGCCGATCGGGCCGGCACATCATCGGCTGCTGGCTCAAGGTCGGCAACCGCTACCTGTCGTGGGTGTGGCCTATCCGCTTCGAGGTCAACCGGTGACGGTCCTCGCCGCCGCTGTGGCAGCCGAGTGGACGAGCCTGCCCACCGACGAGTTGCGGACCAGGTCCGCCGACCTGGTGACGAACACCCCCGCTGACGCCGTCGCCCTACTGGCATGGCTGGTCGCCCAACACGGCATCGATGCCATCAAGGTGGAGTCCGAGGCCCGCCGCACCGCGGAGGCCGTCCGCGAAGCAGACCGGTACCGCACCCTGTGGAGCGCTGCCGCTTCCTGCCTTCACCACAACCTCAAGCGCCTCGGCCGGGCACGTGGGGCCGACGAACGCCGGGTCCTCGCCCACGCCGCCGGCGCCGGTGGTCCGTGCTGGTCGGGCGCCACCGACGGATGGCTCCCCGACGCAGTGACACCCGACACTTCCGCCCAACCCGCTGAGGTGGTCGCCGTCGAGCCGACCCTCTTCGACACCGCACCCGAGCTGACGGGTCAGGCCCCTACGTGACCGCCTGCTGGGGGAGAGCCGAGGTGTCGACATCGTGAGCGCGGTCGACCGTGAGCAGGTGCGGGCGCTGGTTGAGCGCATGACGCCCCCCGGGCTGCCCGACCAGGTGCGCCACCTGGTCGTGAACACCTGGGTGGTCGAGTGGATGACCCTGCTGGGCGAATCACCTACCTACGAGGTCGCCCGCGTTGGGCCGGTGACGTCCGCCAACGGCCGCCGGGTGATGTTCGTGCTGACCGAGTACGAGGTCGCCCAGGAGCCCAACCCTGCTGGGGGAGCCACCACGGAGACGACCGGTGAGTGAGCCGCATGAGAGCGCGTTCCTCGTTGAGCCCGGGTGGGGCCGCTCGATCTGTACCCGCCCCTGGCCCGGAGAATCGTCGGTCCGGGCGCTGTTCTACGACGACGGCACGTGCAGGATCGAGCACAAGTGCAAGGTCATCGGTGGCGTGCAGATCATCTGCGCCCCCGCGCTCCGCCTCGCCGATGGCCACACGATCGTTGCCGAGGATCCGCTGACGGTCACCCCTTCGATCCTGTGCCCTGACTGCGGGCTCCACGGCTTCATCACCGAGGGCCGGTGGGTGTCGTGCTGACCTCACTGCGGCCTCTTCGTGGCCCCAGGGTGCGGTACCCGGATGGGTGCGTTGGGCACCGGCCGCTTGTAGCGCTCCGGGGCTTTGTAGGGGACGGGCGGCGGGAGCAGAGCGTGCGCGGCCTCGGCCGCAGCTTTCGCCCCGTCGAGGGTCCCGTACGTGACGTCACCGATCCGGTCGTTGTGGACCACCGGCAGCCACCTGCCATCCGACGCCGGCACCACGTGGGCGGCAACCCAGCCGCCGTCGTGGCCCCGCCACGAGCCGCCCCAATGCTCCTCCTCCCACAGCAGCATGAGCCGAGGTTACGAACAACTGTTCGCAGGAGTCAACGGTGACGGTCCCGTACTACACCGACGACAAGGTGACCCTGTACCTGGGGGACATGCGCGAGGTGCTGCCCGAGCTCGGGCGGCCCGGGGTCGGTATCGAACCCGACTGTTGCGTCACCGACCCCCCTTACGGTGAGACGTCGCTGCTGTGGGATGTCTGGCCCGACGGCTGGCTCCCACTGGTCGCGGACGTCACCCGCTCCATGTGGTGCTTCGGCAGCATGCGCATGTATCTCCGCCACGGGTCGGAGTTCGACCGCTACTGGAACCTCTCCCAGGACGTGGTGTGGCGCAAGCAGAACGGCACCGGCTTCGCCGCCGACCGCTTCCGACGGGTGCATGAACATGTCCTGCACTGGTACCGGGGCGCCTGGAACCTCATCCACCACGACACCCCCCGGACCCACGTCGGCATCAAGGAACGCGACCGCTCGATCAAGCAGGGCGCCGGCCACGCCCGCCACATGGGCAAGATCGGCGACCAGGGCGCCTGGGTCGATGACGGCACCCGGCTCATACCCTCGGTGCTCGAGGTCCCCAACATGTGGCGCCGCGGGGCCATCGCCCCCACCGAAAAGCCGGTAGCGCTGCTCGACCCGCTCATCCGCTACGCCTGCCCACCTGTGGTGTCGGTCCTGGAGTGCATAGACTGTGGACGTGAGCGAGGACCGAGGGTGCCAGTGGTGCGGGCTACCGACAGCACTGGGCAAGCGGGGCCCCAGGAAGTTCTGCAACAACGCTTGCAAGAGCGCGTCCCAGCGAGCGACGCCGGAGACGACCTGCCCGATCTGTGGACGCCAGTTCCACGCCCGCAACCACACGGGGCGACCGTCCCAGCGGACATGCTCGCGGGAGTGCGCAGCGCAAGCGGCGCGTCTGAAGCCAAAGTCCTGCGAGGAGTGCGGGGCGACGTTTCAACCACTGGCGAACTCGACCAGGTTCTGCTCCCGTCGTTGCGCGATTCCGACGATCGGCCGCGGCAAGCGGAAGCCATCGCTGCGAACGCAAGCCGGCTACGTGATGCTCTACCGGCCGGGTCACCCGATGGCGACCAAGGCGGGCTACGTCTTCGAGCATCGACTGGTGATGGCCGAGGTGCTGGGACGTCCGCTCCGGACGGACGAGGTGGTGCATCACCTCAACGAGATCAAGGACGACAACCGGCCAGGGAACCTGAAGGTCTTACCGAAACGGGAGCACGATCGCATCCCCAAGCCGTCGCCGAAGCCGATCCAGTGCCCGCACTGCCACGGCATGATCGGCGTCTCGGGTCGTGTCCGAACTGTGGTGGCCCTCTAGCCCTCAGCGAACGGCCAGGCCTGGTCCTCGACCCGTTCGCTGGGTCCTGCTCCACGCTCGTCGCTGCCCGCGAGGCCGGCTACAAGGCCATCGGCATCGAAGCGGACGAGGCGATGGCCGAGAAGGCCGCCCTCAGGCTCGCCGCCGCACCGCTCGACCTGTGGAGCCCGGCGTGATGGTCCTGTACGACCCCGACGACAAAGCGACAGGCATCCGAGGCGACGACTGGGCGCCCTGCACCCGCTACGACTGCGTCGGCCTCCCGCTGCACGACCACGTGTGGGTGCCGTTCCCACCCGAGCTCGTCACCCACCCGTTCTCCGCCAGCCACGGCGAAGGCCGCGACATCGACCGCTTCTACGTCGACTGGCGTGCCGTCGCCTACGAGGCCACCACCGGACGCCGCTTGCTCCCACACGGCCAGCTCGCCCTCGACTACCTCGACACGGAGGCCACCCATGGCTGACATCAGCGTCATCGTCGACCTCACCATCACCGAGTACGCCGACGGCAAGGTCCGCAACCGCTGCGTGCTGCGCCGTGAAGGCGCCGGCAGCTACCTGAGCACCGCCGAGCGGGTCATGCGAGCGCTCGCCGCCGCAGAGGAACTCACAGCCGACACGGAGGCCACCCCATGACGGCCGAGACCCCGCGCCGCAAGCTGACCCTGCGCGAAGCATGGGAACTCTGCGACCGCTGGGACCAGGACTACGAGGCCACCATCGTGCGAGGCCGCGACGGTGAGCGCTGGGGCTTGAGCGAACGCGAGCGGCGTCGGCTCCGGCGCCTAGCAAGGAGCGCTGCGAGTGGCTGACCCGCGTGACCGTCGTCGGGCCGTCGTCGGTCTTCTGGACCTCGACGCGACCACGTGGATGCGCCGAGCGTCCTGTCGGACAGCTGAACCGGGCGCCCTGTTCCCCATCGAGTACGCCAAGCAACGCCAGGTAGTCGAGCACTGGTGCACCGGCTGCCCGGTCCGTACCGAGTGCCTCGAGTACGCCCTGGAGCGCAACATCGACCACGGCGTGTGGGGCGCCACCGAGAAGGAACGCCGCATGCTGCGCCGGGTCCGAAGGATGGCGCAACGTGCCGGGTGACACGGGTGACACGGGTGACACGACGCTCGCCCGGGAGCTGCTGGGCCTGTGGTCCGAGCTGCTCGACCACGGGGCGAAGGTCTCGCAGGTGCCGTTGGACTCGTCGCCGGAGGTGCTCCGGGCCCGCATCTTCCACGAGACCCGCCGGCTGCGAGCGATGGCCGAACGGGAAGCGTCGTGAGTTCCGACCTCGGTGCAGGCGTGTACGAGACGCCGGACGAACCACCGGTGAACGGCCGCGTCGGGCCGGGTGTGCCATCCCTGCTCACCTGCCCAGCATGCGGCCTGCACGACCAGGCCGAACGCTCACCGCACCCGGACTGGCCGTACATGTGCGGCCAGTGCTGGACGCTGTTCGCCGGCACCGAGTTGGAGTGGCAGCGGATGCGCAAGCACCGGGACGCGGCGACGAAACGCCGCGAGGACCCGCCGGCGCCGTTGCCGCCGATGCGCTCCCACAAGTCCGACCGCGTCGAACCGATCACCGAACGAGTGAAGGAGAACGACGACCAGTGACGGCCTTTCCCGTACCGGAACGGGTGTTCCCAGCAAGTATGCTGAGCAGGGAAAACGTAGTGCCGGCGGCGTCGCTGAGAACGACCCGCCGGCTGGCCAGCAACCTGCATAGAGGAGCTGACATGTTGGATGGTACGGCCTCGCTGATGTGCGAGGTGACTGGGTGAGCCTCGTCAACTCGGAGACGGGTGAAGTCCTGGCCCCTTCGGCAGGGTTGTTCAAGTACGCCAACCCACGGGGCCTCGACTTGCCGGAGGGCATCCCCTTTGAGGACTGGGCTGCTGTGGGTGAAGTGCTGCGCTCGATGGAGGGCAGCATCATGTGGTGGCTGGGGGACTGGTGGCGCTACGGCGAGCGGTCCTACGGCGAGGCCTCATCGCAGGCCGCTCCGACCGGCTATTCGGGTGAGACATGCAGGCAAGCCGCTTGGGTGGCCGACAAGTTCGCTGAAACCGTACGACGTCATACGGATCTCTCGTTCGGCCATCACTACGCAGTGGCAGCGCTGGAGCCGCCCGAGCAGGACGAGCTGCTGGAGTTGGCCGTAACGGGCGATGAAGACCGGCCGTCGCCGTGGTCTGTACAGGCGCTTCGCTCCGAAGTTCGGCGGCGCAACGGCGAGCGCAAGCGCCAGCAGTACCTCGCCGGCCGCGCAGCTGCCGGTGTCGTCTGGTACCTGGATGCCGTCGAGTGGCTGAAGGACCAGCCGGAGGGTGGAGCCGATCTGCTGCTCACCGATCCGCCGTACTCGACCGACGTGGATGACATCGACTCGTTCGCTGCGTGGTGGCTGCCAGTAGCGCTCAGCCGACTGAAGCCTGACGGCCGCGCCTACGTGTGCATCGGTGCCTACCCTCCCGAGCTCCGCGCCTACCTCAACGTGCTCAGCGGCGAGGATTGGCACTTCGAGAACGTCCTCGTGTGGACGTGGCGCAACACCATCGGCCCCGACGGCCACGGCTACTCACCGAACTGGCAGGCCGTCCTGCACATCGTTGGCCCCGATACCCCGCCCCCGACGTTCGACGGCCTCGTCGACCGGTTCTCAGTGCTCGACATCTCAGCACCAGACGGACGGCACGATGGCCGTCTGGACCCGTGGCAGAAGCCGGACGACCTGGCCGACAAGCTCATCACGCACGCCGGGGCATCCGGCGGCGTCCTCCTCGACCCCTTCGCCGGCACCGGGACGTTCATCGACGCCGGCTACCGAGCTGGCATGGAGGCCCTGGGTGCCGACATAGATGAGGGCAGGCTCGCTCTGTGTGCGGCCCGAGGGATCGAAGTGCGCCGTGGATGAGCGCACCCGCACCGACTTCGAGCGCCAGAGACAGGAGTTCGAGGAGCTAGTCCTACCGGTCGTCAGGCCGATGATCGTCGGCGACCCGAAGGATCTGATCATCTCGGTGGAGGGCACGCCATGCGACCGGTGCAGCCGAGACGACCGTCGGCTCGCCAACCACCTCGACTACCGGTGCAGCATCGACTACCTGCACATAGCAGCCGGCCGGGGCGTCCGTGGCATCGGGGCAAGGGTGCAATGGCGACCCAGCCCCGATGGCCACTGGCCATGGGACACGTTCACAATCCGGGTTACCCGGCAGAAGGGCTCGAGAACGGAGTTGGAGAAGCTCCAACACGCCTTGGCCAACCCAGGCTGGTTCTGTCCATCGCTACATGTCCACGCCTACACGACCGATGGGGTTCTCAACAGCGTTGCCGTGGTCCACACGGTCGACCTGGTGACGTTCGCTACCGATAACGGTCTATTCGAGCAGGACCGGCTCCGTTATAGCGGCAACTCGTTCTTCGCTCATGTTCCGTGGACCGCTCTGGCCAAGGCCGGTAAGCGGATTCGTACCTGGCCCGACAGGCTCAGACCACCGCGCAAGGAACGCCAGGCGACTCGCCCCGGCGTCTGGGACGCAGAGACAGACGAGCGCACAGACCTCTACCCCGAGTCCGAGGACGACCCGTGGCATGGGTGAAGCTCGATGACGCCTTTCACACCAACCACAAAGCAGTGCTCGCCGGCGTGGATGGCCGCGCTCTCTACATCGCCGGCCTCTGCTGGTGCGCCCGCAACCTCACCGACGGCTACATCGACAAGCGTGCCCTGCCAACAGTCGCAGCGCTCGCAGGTGTCGAGCCAAGCATCGCTGACACCATCTCAGCCGTCGACGTCGCGTTGTGGGTGGACCATGGAGCCCGGTATCACGTCCCGGACTACCTCGACTTCAATCCCTCACGTCAGCAAGTCATCGCTGAACGTGAAGCAGCAGCCGAGCGCAAACGGCGGTCACGGGCGACGTCACGCCGTGACACCAACGGGACAGACGCTGTGACGTCGCCTGCATCGTCCCCATCCCCGACTACTACTTCTGTTCTCTCGTCTTCTGGTAACTCACGACCGAATCCACAACCTGTGGACGACGACATTCCTGTCGCAACCTGGCAGCGCTATGCCCAACTCAAGCTCGAACGCCAGAAGCCCGGCACCGTCACCAACGAATCCAGCTGGCGCCGCACCACCAGCAAGAACGCACGCACCGAACACCTCGAACAAGCCCAGCACTGGTGGCACGAGTACGACATCACCCCCCAGCGTCTCGCCGAATGCCTCATCGACGGGAAGCCACCAGCCGACATGTACCGACGAAAGACACCGGCGTGACGGCCTTCGACTACCACCGCGAGTCCCTCACCTTGCCGATAGCCCTCTGGGAGTGGCTGGAAGCCGAAGCCTCCCGTACTGCCCGTACCCGCTCCGACATAGCTACCGAAGCCCTACGCGACGCCAAAGCAGCGAAGGAGACCACAGATGGGTGACGCCGAAGAGCCCGACGCAGCCCTCAGGAAGGCGGAAGCCGCGGCGCAGATGTGGATCGGCTCCTACCTGGAGGCGCAGACGCGCTTCGAGAGCGTCTGCATGGCGGTGTTCCAGAAGGCCGTCGATGGTGGCTCGCTGTTCGATGTGGTCGAGCTGGTGGGCGACTGGATGGACGGCTGAGACTGCGTGGACGACGAATCCATCGCCTTGTTCACGAAAGCGATGGAGACCGCCGGTGGACCGGGTGCCTTCAAGCGCTACGAGCGAGCCCCCGATGCCTGACCCCACCCTCCAGTGCATGCCCTCCTGGGGTTGCCCGCGAACAGGAGACGACAAGCAGTGAGCCGAATCAGCGACGAAGACCTGGAGCGCATCCGCCGCTGGTTGGTCGACAACGTCACCGACGGCAACACGTCAGCCGAGGCCACCGAGGAGGGCCAGCGCTACCGGGACATCAGCATGCTGTGGCGGGCGCTCGACTACCAGCTGCTCCTGGCGAAGGAGCGCAAGAAGCTGGCGGCCGAGGAGGACCGCATCGCCAACGAGGAGCGCGACGAGCTGCTCGCCATCGTCCGTGCGCTCGCCGCGGTGCGCTCCCCGTACGACTCGCAGGACGGCGAGTGCTGGTTCTGCCTCACCCCGATGGGTCGCGTCCACCCCGACGACTGCCCTCACAAGTGGGCCAGCGCCTTCCTCGACCGTTACAGCACCATCGACCCCAAGGACACCCCGTGACCATCCCCTCATCCCTCACCCACCTTCACGACGCTTTGCCCGCCGACAGCCGCAACGACGGACCCATCGCCGTAGAGGCAAGCGACCTGCGCGCGGTGCTGGAGCTGGACCGCTTCCCGGAGCGGCACATCATCGACGAAGGCACCACGACCGGGTGAAGGGCCATCCGTCCCCGAAGCAACTCGCCGGCTACCTGCGACGCCTGGCCAACAAGCTCGACACCCACGGCGGCCGGGCGTTGGAGATGGCCGAGGTCCTCGCCGCCCGCGGGTTCCCGGCATCGACAGGTGGCAACGGCGCCCGGTCCAGCGACCCCACGACATCCACGGAACGTGCCGCCCTGCACAACGCTCCGAAGGACCGCGACGACCCGTGGCGTCCCGGCGAGTGGGAAGACGCAGACCGGCGCCTACACGCCGACCTCAGCGCACTGCACACCGCAGCCCTCACCGTCGAGTCCGGGGTCGACACGGTCCTCCACCACGCCACCACCGCCGACAACATCCCAGGTGGGACCGGCTACTGCACCTGCGGAGGCGACGACCCTGACAGCCCGTTCTGGTGCGGCACGTTCTGCGCCCCACGCCAGAACGGGTCCTCCGACCGCCTCAAGTCCGGGCTCGCCCCCAAGTGCTGGATGCGGTTCGTCCGCTGGCGAGAAACCCACACGGACGGCACCGTCGCCGACTGGCGTCACGCAACCCGCCGGGCCCGCGAGATAGCCGACGAACGCGCCGCCCAACTCGCTACCGGCCGCGCCGGGGTGCGGACATGACCCGGAGGTGGAAGCCAGAAGGCCGAGGACAGTACACCGCCAACGCCGGCACCTTTGTGTACGTCGCCTACGACATCAACAACAAGGTCCTCTACGTGGGCATCACCGACGACCTCTTCGGCCGCATGGCATCCCATCGTCAAAGCAGCGCGTGGTGGCAACGGATGGAACGTCTCACATGGGAGGAATGGTCCAATCGCGATGTGGCGAGGATGCTGGAGAGGGAGCTGATCGGCCGCTACTGCCCTGAGTACAACGTTGTCGGCAACCCGAAGGCACTGAAGAAGTGATGGTTGGAACGAGCCGGAGCTTCGCCAGATGTTCCCACTGTTCCCACCCGCATCACCGCAGGTGGTGGTAGTTACGCACCGCGGTCTGGTACCTTCACGAACTAGTTCAAGGGTTCTGCGCCCAACCCACGGCACCGGTCGCCTACCCTCGCTGACCATGTGGCGGGCAACCATCGCAGCAGCAGCTGCACTCATCACCCTGTCGGCGTGCTCAGGTGGGGGAGGTGAGGCTGAGGCGACACCGGTCGGTCAGGCTGCAGGGGACGAAGTGACACCACCCGAGCCCATCCCGATGCCGACCTGGTGCACCCCAGCGACACCAGCGGACATCCAAGCGATCGAGCAAGCCCTCGCAGGTGCTGGCAACACGCTGACCGATGCCTTCACCACCGAGCTGAACGGCTACCGGTACGTGATGGCCAACGTGAATGCAGCTGACGGCAGCAGGCTCACCTCGGCCGACGTCTGGGTGTTCGACACCACGGGCCAGCCGTACGCAGCATCAAGCAGTGCCGTTGAGCACTCAGCCCTACCGGACGCCGCCAACCTGACCGACGCCGACCCGTTCGGCCCCGACGTCTCGGTGGTGACCGACTGCCTCACCGCCTCAGCCCAGCAACGCAACCTCGGCAGCTGACCACATGGCGCAGGCCTGGCGACGGTCACCACTACCGCCAGGCTGGGCCAAGCTGCGCCTCGCCATCCTCGAGCGCGACGGCTGGGCCTGCCAGCTGCGTGGCCCGCACTGCGAGGGCACGGCAACCGATGTCGACCACATCGACGACCACGACGACCACAGCCCGGAGAACCTCCAAGCAGCGTGCGGAACCTGCCATCGGACGAAGACCGGACGCCAGGCCGCCAGGACTCGCCACGCGCGTCGCACGCCCAGCCGCCGACCGACACCACCACACCCTGGGCTGACCTCGGTGACCCCTCCCCCCAGGGGGTCGGCGGA